TCAGCAAGAGCGCCTCGACGTAAGCACCCTGCTCGACTTAGCCAGCGTTGACGATACGCACGCGCAGGCGCGTCTGTTCGACTCCCCGGCCCAGGACAAGGAATCCGACCGTTTGATGGCTACAGTAGACGAGCTGAATAAACGATTCGGCCGCTCCACAGTCGCACCTGCCAGCACGTTTGGAGACGACGAGGCACCTTGGCACATGCGCCAGGAACGCATGACACCGGCATACACGACGGACTGGAACCAGGTCGTTGATATATGGCGATAGAAAGACCCCATGCTTTCACTTGACCTCATGCCCTGTATCCCGTTGAAATGATGTGCCAACAAGTTAGAAACATCCAGATCGCTACAGGAATAGGCACGGCCGCAACCACCCTGTGCACCAGGGGCGAATTCTGACGGAAACACGTGCGCAGCGTCAGTGTGCTGATCAGGATGGCCAAGGCGGGCAAGACCAAAACTGGCAGCATAAGAAACAGTGTCGGCATTGTCAGTAGCGCCAACAAAATAGCCAGCAGCGATCTGAGTAGAACACCGGCAAGGGAAAGGGGCGTCTCGTTTGTCGGCATTGTGTGGGAGGCATGGGCGCTTTGGTGCTGATGGTGAGAATGATACCAACACGCCACCCATGCGGCGCAGCTACCTCAATGAGCCCCGGGACTAACCACCTGACGCGCCCAGTCCTGCAGCCCATTCACTCTGTCTGCCCAGACAGCAGCGTCGTGTGCCAGGCTTCCATACTCTGCGTAGCACGCTGCAAAACCTCCGATCCAGTCGGGGTCGGCTCCATCAGCTCGGGTGCCGGCGGCGGGACTCTCGGGATCACGGCCATGGGTGCTGAGCAACCCATCAAGGCGGCGACGGGCAACAGCCAAATCCCGCGCAGCAGCCTCGCGGGCCAGGACGGCGCCCCGCAAGCGGGCGTCGGCTTGTTCTTTTTCATATTGCATTCCTTGTTCGAGGCGTTGGCGCAGGCCGTCTGCGTGCTGCTGGGCGGCGGCATAGCCCGCGCGGTACTGTGCTTTGCCGTACATCTGCAGGGCAGCCCAGGCCGCGAGCGTCAGCAGCACGCCACCCAGGCCGGCCGCCAGATAGACCCTCCAGCTGGCACTCACGCTTGGCCTCGCCAGTCACGCGGAATCTGGAAGTGCGGGCCGTCCTTGAAGGTCTTCCAGTCGCCGCCCCACTCCACCGGCACGCCCAGCTCGCGTGCCGCAGACTTCACAGTGTCGGCCATGCGGGCGAATGCGGCCCAGTCGTTCCAGGGGATCTCCTTGCCCGCCAGTGGCGCCAGATCAACAGCATGCCCATAGCCGGTTACCTGCGGCAGGTGGTAGCTGTTCATGGTCTTGCTCGCGCCCTTGGCAAGCAGCTCGCGCTGACGCTCGACAGTCCGCAATCCCTCAACGACCATGAAATCCTGGCCCGCCATTCCTATCGCACGCCTCACCACCGCGACGAGATCCGGATGCACGCCCTGCAGGCGGTCAATACTACGTTGTGACAACGCAAATTTCCTCACTTCAGTACCCATTCTTCTCTCCGATATATCAAGCACGCGACATTGCCCCGTGCACGATGAATAAACACAGCTACCAGGGCCGCGAGCGCAGCATCGGCCGGCGTGGCTATTGCGTGATTGAGCCCTACCTCGACAACCTGCCCGCCCAGCGTCAGGACCAGGGCATAGGCCAGCAGAGACACGCATCGTTTAAAGTTCGCTCGCCCTCGGCGATACGACAGCAACCACGCCAGCGAATACACGTTTGCAGCAATAACGATTCCGGCCAACATGTCAGCCCCTCCCGCGCCAGGCGCTCGTGAGTGCATCCCAGACGGCACGCACATCCAGATGCTTAATCCGGTCGATCACCGTCACCGTGACATGCACAACAACAGCAGACACGAGAAACGCAATCACCAGCGGTGACTTGATCGGAGACAATGCCGCGACGTCCGGCACGGCCGCATAGCCCACCACCAGGCTGATCAATGCATAAATCAGCCGTGGCAGCAGACTCGTATCCCGCGCCGTCAGAGCAAACGTCGTCGCCCCCGCAAACGCCCCAAAAACGGCGCCAGCATCCAGCCCAGTCAGCCATGCGGCCGCCCCTACTGTTGCTGCTACTGCCCCTGCTGTTGCAACGCTCGTTGCGGGATCAGCCATTCCCTACTCCCAAAAAGAAAAAGCCCCGGCGAATGCCGAGGCTGGATAAAGAAAAACCGCCCGTAGGCGGTCACATTCTGGTTGCTGCGGACAAATCCGCAATTCGGTTTTTGAGCAGCCTGACGCTTCTCACATAGCACGAAAAATTGTGGGGCAAATACGTTCCGAAATTGACCCTTGAAATCGGGTACTGTGCTGCATCGGCGGGCCCAGTTTGCGAATGAAATCCCCCTTGAATAGACGAGTCCGACCGCCCCCAGCCACAGTTGCCGGCAATCCTGACAACTCGTGCGTCAATATCCCATTGGTATGGCGACGAGTTGCCTTGAACGACAGTGCCGGTTGGGCCCAGGGTATTCACACCGTCGGAACCTCGGCGAATCGCACTGTTAAAACGTCGCCCCGTGTTAGCGGCTCCGTTCGCCAGAATCATTGGGATAGAGCCATCGAAGTCACGGTCTGCCCGCCTGACCGCATATTCGCTGAAGATCGAAAAATCAACGGCGACATTTGCTGGAACATGCGCGCTATAGCCCGCCCTGGATCGCTTGGTTGTTCCCGGCATGATCAACGATGTAGGGAATCCCCCAGCCTCTGCTTGCCCGTACCAAATATCGAAATAGGGCTTGCCGGATATAACCCCTGTGGCCCCCCCGGTATACCCAAGGTAGAACCCGACTATTGCACCCTCCATCAAGGGGACAGTTGTTGCCTCTCCATTAATCACTATGTGTATCTCTACGTAGCCCCGTGACACCTTCCTTGCTGCGACACTCATCCCGGGTATCGGGTTGGGCGTGCAACTCGCCGAGCCCAGATCCACGGACCCGTCGACCTGGCTTCCGAGGGTCAGCACGGAACCATCAGGATTTTGTGCCCGCAACCTGATGTTGAACCTCGCATGGGTACCTGCTCTTCTTGCGTAGAAAGTAAAGCTAGCAAGGCGTTCTGCAGTCAGCGTGAAATTGTTGCCTTGGGTGAAGGAAGTGGAATTCCCTATGATCCTGACAGCAGTATTGCTGCCATCAGGAGCGTCTATGCCCGTAGCAAGATAGCCGTTCCCATCAACGGGGTCTGGAGATTGGGTATATGCCGTGAAAGGGCCAACGCCGCATGGCCGGCTGGACACTACGGTGTAGCCATTCGTCCTGGCCGGCTCTAGGGCCAGCGCATACGAATGCAGCTCCGGCACCCAGGTAATCGGGGGCACGTTCGGGCCAACGACGGAATAATTTCCCTCTCGATCCCAGACGCCATGCTCCGAGTCTCTCGAATAAACCAGATTCCCCGGTGTATCGCCATCACTGAAATCAAGATCCAGGTACGTCTCTGGACGCGCTGATTGCAGGGTAGATATAGGGCCAAGAACGCTCATACAGCCCCCCTGATGCCCTTGACGGACTGTTTAGCAGGTGTTGCCCCCCCCCTCTTTTCATAATATGAAATTAGAAGATTTTTTTTCATGGCTGATCCTTAGATTCTCGTGTACCGGGCAAGATCAATTTCCTGCCCAAAGTTTTTGACCCAGTGCAATACTGTTCTGCCATCTATGTTTGCCCCACCGAGCAGGAAATTGACAATCCCGGCCGTGCCTTCAGGCAGGTTGCCGCCCGCACCTGTTGTGAGCGCGCCGTTGACGCATGACGCAATCGGCTTTCCTGCCAAAAATCGGAACCCGCAGCGGGCAAAAAATGTATTGTTCGGCGCCGTTTTTGTGGCGGCACGGTCGTTGTCATACTGTGCCACCATCGCCATCCTCTGGCTGGTAGCATTGAACGTGACATAAGCCCGCCGCTGGGCGTTGAGATAGCCGCCGATATATCCGGTTGCTGCGCCAGGCAGGTATCGCTTAGAAAGCTCAATGATCTGGCACAGCCCGCCCGGATTTGCGAATTCCTCGGCCATGTTGATAGCCGACCCGGACAAGATCGACGTTCGCGTAGCTCTCGCGCTACTCGGGATAATCAACGATGTGGCATAGGGGTTGGCTTCGAGTTGGTGATACCACAAGTCAATTGGCAAGTAGCCCCGATTTCCATCGTGCAACATATATGCCGTGACTTGATCCCCCTCGGCCAGCCCAGTCATATCGCGCTCGATCACAAATTCCCACCAGCCGTTCGGGAAGCGGTGGGCCCGAACCACTTGCCCCGTGCCGTTTCCTGTGACTGCACCAGTCGTCAAATCCAGCGTCGCCGACAGAAAGTTCGATGCGGACGTCTGATTCCGCAGGGTCATCTTGTAAAGCGCCTCGCCTCCCGGCACATGCCGCACGTAGCCGGTCAATGAAACCCCTTTTGCTCCTGCCGGGATCGTGTAGTTTGAAACCGAAGGAGGCTGCCCCGCCTTCTTTCCTTGCACTCGAAATGCAGACAGCTTGCCATCCGGCCCCCGAACTGGGGTATCGAAAGCGATGCCGTTTCCAGCATTGAACCCCAACGGATTTGATGCCGATACAACCAGTCCATTCGTTGCCGACGGGTCAAGAATCAGGCCATTTTTTTGGAAAATGTGTCGAACCCTATCACCGGCTCGTTCACGCCTACCACGCGGTAATTACCCTGCTCATCAAAACAGCCGGCACCTGATGCTCGAACCAGCGTCAGCTTCGAGAGCACCTCAGCATCGGTGTAGCCGGTGGAAAAATCGTATGTCGATAGCAGGGAGGCCTCTCCGGCCGCCTGCATCGTTGAAATTGGCCCCAGCACGCTCATGCCCGTACCCCCGTTGCAATCACATCAATACCCCCCACTGATTTCACCTGCAGCGATTGCCCTGCCGCCAGCGCATCGGGCGACAGCATGCGCATGCTGGCCCCCTCCTCGGCTTCCTCGCCATCGAACAGCGTTCGTATCAGCGTGCTGCCGGCAACAATCCTGGCTGACACAAAAGCAGAACCCATCGCCGTATTTGCGATCCAGAGCGCACCGACAGAACCTGCTAGGTTCGTGACCGTCGTCCATGTGTCGCCCGATACGCTGGCTACGCGGCTATACGGCTTCAACGTGGCCAACTGCTGCCCCAAGCCAGCCCATGTGACTGACTGATCGGAGTACGCTTCAAGAACGTCCCCCGGCTCAAGCGGCAGCAAAGGTATGCGTAGCCGGGTTGCGTTGTCGCCCGCTTCGGCCGGCAGCAAGTCAGCCGGCACGATCAATGCCGTGCCAGCCGCCTTACGCAGACGAAGCCCGATGGTGGCGCCAGCAGCAGCCGCATTGGTTGCGGCCAGGTTGAACAGCACTACCGTTGCCGACGCCACGCCTGCAGCTACCGTGGCCCACGCCCCCCCTGAGGTCGTAACCCGGAACGGAATATCAGCTGGCATCGCCGCCCCCCTGCACCAACGGCGCATCCTGCTCATTGATTCTGGACCGCAGCGCTTCCAGTTCGGCCTGGTGCTCCCGCCGCATTTCCGCGACCGCCAGCGATATATCGTGAAACAACCCATTGGCAAGCTGCTGCGTCAGCCGGTTCCCGATGTTCGCTACGATTGCCTGCTGAATTTTTTCCATGCTTTGCTCCAAAAAAAAACCCGCCGAAGCGGGTTAGGTAAGTTTGAAAACAGCCCAGCTCAAACTGTTAAGACGGACCCGTGTCTGGCCTGGGCGGCCATTCACCAGATGTATGCCTATGCGCAGAAACACCCTGCCAACTTGATTGGGGTTAGCCCCGGTGCCGATCAGCACTGACTCACAACATGCTGTTGCCTCAAGAACAATCTGGGTTCCCCCGGAAATTGGCGCGTCGACTTCGTTCCAGCCGTCCAGCTTCGCTCGCGCTGTATAGCTGGGCTTCGCATGCCCATACGCCCAGTCGTAGGGATCGTCGATGCCGGTGTCGATATAGATGTAGCGTGAATCAATCTGCTCGTCCGGCCGGCCCAAGGTGCCGAGAACATGCCCAAGGATCAGACCGTTAAGCGCATAGGAGCCTGTGCCCATGATCGTTGGGCGGCTGATTACCACGCCGTCAAAATAGGAATCTCCATTCGCCCGAATGACAACCTTCCCATTACCGACATCAATAAATGACTCCCCACCCATTGCGTTCAAATTGATGCCTGCGGTGGCACCTGAAAGCGTTCCTGCAGTGATATCGCCAAGATTGGCGGAGATAGCTGATATCGTTTCAGCATCCACTTTTTCTGCTGAAATTTTCCCGATCAGCGCATCGCGGACGACCATTTGCCCGCCGACAACAGAAAACACCGCTTGCGGCGTACCGTTGATGTTGTGCATCACATTGAAAGACTGCGCCAGGACGTTGAATGACGAGTTCCCCTCGCCATCAATTCCCAAGCTCGTTCCCGCGATGTAATCCACCCCATTGACGTTCGTCTGCACTTTGACGTTTCGCCACGCCTCGATGCGACCGTCGAGCGTAGCCAGCGCAGTGCTTGTCTCTTGAACGGTTGCGGACGCATTCTCTACAGAAGCCTGCAGGGTCTCAAGCTGCTGCGCCTGGGCCTGAAACTGATTGGCCGTTGTCGTTTGCAAAAGCTGAATTGCTGCAGCATTCGTCGTGGCCGATGCGATTGCTTCGTTCGCCGTCGCTTGCGCCGCATCGGCATCAGCCTGGGCGCCAGCGGCAGCAGTGCCGGCAGCCGTAGCTGTAGCTGAAACAGTATTTATCTGCTGCGCAAGGGAACCGGTTTCATCAACGATGGTTTCCTTGATGCCCTCGATGCTGGCTAGCATTCCGCCCAGTTGGACTGCCTGCTGCTCAACGTTGCGTGCAGTACGCGCCGTCAGGCGTTGCAGCGTGAGCATCCAGCCCTCGCTATCACCAGCCATCGCTCGCATTTCCAGCTGCCGCAGCGCCTGCTCCTGCGTCGCCTGATCCAACGTTTGAATCTGCGTACCCTGGGCTTCGGTTTTCGCCTCCAGCGCAGTTGAGCGCTGTGCGAGCGCAGCATCAGCGCTTGCGCGAGCCAGTTCTTCCTCTGCTACTCGGGCATCAGCCTGCGCAGCAGCGGTTTTCGCCTGGTCGGCGGTTCCTTGGGCAGCATCGGCAGCAGTTTTGGCTTGCTGGAAACTCGCCGTCAGCTGCTGATTTGTCTGCGCCTGAGCAGACTCGGCGGTCGTGCGTGCCGTGCGTTCCGCGACGATATCTGCCGCATTTTGCACTGCCGCTGCGTTTGCCTGGTCTGCTGCCGCCTGCGCTGCATCAGCCCTCTGCTGAGCCGCAACTGCCGCCGCAGCAGCATCGGTCGCCGCTTTATCCGTGACAGCCACCCAGGCACTGCCGCCCCACCGTTTCGGCGTGTTGGCATTGCCCGTCGTGTCGATCCACAGCGTTTTGCTGTTTCGATACGAAGCGGCCGGCGTGGCTGACTGAATCAATACATCCGACTTGCCACCTGCAAGGCCCGCCGCCGCAGCCGCATCCTGGGCCGCCTGATCGGCGGCAGACTGCGCAATGCCGGCTGCGGCACGCGCTGCGGCAGCGTCAGCAACAGCAGTATTGGCCGTGGCCTGTGCGCCGGCCGCGCTGGCCGCAGCGCCGTCTGCTGTTTGCTGCGCGACATCCGTGCGAGCACTGACTGTCGAGATCTGGCCGGCCAGCCCTTGTTGCGCAACGTCCAGCGTTTGGACCTGGCTAGACAGGCCGTCAAGTTCAAACGATAGGGTTTCTTGCTTCCCAGCAAGATCCTCTGTGAGTGTTATCACCTCCTCATAATCGGCTTTTACACCATCGACACTGAGACTCAGTGCGGTCAACATGCGGACCTGCCGGACATCAGCACGGATCAGACCCGTGTACATGCCCTCGGCATCGCCCTCGGATGCTCGCAAGCGCAACAGATCAAGCACGTGGTCCGCTGCAACTTCCGTCAACGCGTCAGCGCGGGCCTCTAGATCGCCTGCTTTCACGCCCAGGGCCGACACATCCTGCACAAGACCCGCTTGCACGGCCTGGACCGCAGACAGGCCGGATTGCACACCGTCAACGTCATTCCGCAGCAGCGTCTGCGCCGCCGACAGTTCGCCTGTCGTCTGCAAAAGCTGGCTGGCCGTGGCCGTGTTGTTGTCCGCCTGCGTTTTCAACGCAACAAGGCTGCTGGCCTGATCCGCTTGCCCCTGACGCAGCACGGTGATGTCGGACTCGGCCGCCTCGGTTCGCGCTGTCAGCGACGTCAAATCCCGCGCCGTGCCGGCCGCTGTCTGCTGTACCGACTGAAGCCCAGACTCGGCATTGCCAACGCGGGTTGCAAGCTGCGTCTGCTGGGTTGCAAGCGCATCCGTTGTCTGCAGCAGTTGCGTAGCCGTGCTGGTATTGCCGTCCACATCCGTGCGCAGGTCAGACAGCAACGCGGCCTGGTTTGCCTGCGCCGACTGTAGCAGAGCCACGCGGCTGGCATTGTCGCCGCTTTGCTGCTCAACCGTTTCCAGCCGCGATGCTTGCGTTTGCGTTGCCGTTTCGACAATCTGAACGCGAGACAGTGCCGAAGCCGCCTGGGTCTCGACCGTGCCAATGCGCTCTGCGTGGCCCACCTGCACTGTCGCAATGTCCTCAATTTGCGATTGCTGGCCATCAGCCTGCAATTGCAGCCGTTCCATCCGTTGCACCTGACGGGCATCCGCACGCGCAAAATGCGTGTACATGCCTTCCGCATCGCCTTCGCTGGCACGCAGGCGAATCAACTCCAGAGCGTGGTCAGCCGCGACTTCAGTCAACGCGTCGGCGCGAGCCTCCAGATCGCCTGCTTTCACGCCCAGGGCCGACACATCCTGCACCAGGCCGTCTTGCACCTGCTGCACGGACGACAGATCCGACCGCACGCCATCAACATCAGTGCGCAGCTGGTTCTGTACCAGGGCCATGGTGCCCGTTGTCTGCTGCAACGAACGCACTTCCGATGTGTTGCCATCCACGTCCGTTCGAAGGCCCTGCAACACCGTAGATTGCCCATCCACGGTTTCGCGGAGGCCGTCGATTTTGCTGGTGTTCTGCCCGGTACGCGTCTCAACAGAATCTATCCGCAGCGTTTGCGTTTCCGTCAAAACCTCAACAGAAACCATCCGGCTCGATAGATCAGCGACGGCGGCGCCCATGCTCTCGTAGTCGCCGATCAGCTCCCAGCGGGCATCAGGCGGCGCCACGCCAGCCGGGATGTCCTGCCGGGCGCGATACAGCTTACCCAGGTATTTGATCAGAGCCCCAGCCAGATACGCCTGCCCAGGCTGATAATCCTCCGTGCCCAGGATTTCCGACATTTCAGCTTGCATCGCCGAAATACGGCCGTCCGTCTCCTGCCGAAGCGTGTCCACCGCATCGACACGGTTGGCAATTTCAGCTGAAATCGCGGCAGTATTCACCGCAATGTCAGCCGCTTGCTGTTGCTGCTTCTGGATGCGATCACGGCTCTCTGCCGCCAATGCATCCGCCTGCTGCTGTAGCCCCGTTTCCCGTGCCTGAGCCTCTACCTCGATAGCCTGAATATTCTCAACAAGCTGGTCGGCATGCTGTTGCAGATCGCGAGACTGGTAATCCAGCACACGGCCTTGATCCCGGACCTGGCGGCGCGTCTTCTCGATCAGCTCATCCGTGGCGCCAACCTCAGCGCGGATATCCAGCATGCGGTAGTCGATGTCCTCGACGCGCTCAGCCATTTGCTGGCCCCATGCCGAGGACAAAACATCATCGCCGATAAGATCCAAGATCGGGCCAGAATCAATATCCGCAGAGCCTCGTACCCCAGATTCAGACTCATCCGGATACCATGGTCCAGGCAGCCCGTTTTTATCAACCAGCCTCGCCCAAAACCACTGCGGCACACCGGCACGCTGATTTCCCAGCGTGTAAGTCGTATCTGGATAAGCCAAGTTCGTCAGCACTCGACCAGAATCGAACTGCTGAGTTTCACTCGACCATATTTGCACCCGTTCCACAATGTTCGGCGTAGTCGGATATGCCCAGGTCAATCTGATACTCAGCGTCTCCCCGGCGGCAACAAGGGAGGTTACCGCCGGAGGAGAACCCACCAGCCCATCAAGCAGGGTTGCCGTCGAATATGCCCAAAGTGATGGCACATCCAGCGCATTGATGGCGCGTACCCGAACCGTATAAGTTCCAGCATAGATATCTGGCAGTTCAACCAGGCGGGAACCAGTGCGCGGCACCAGCACCCAGTCCCCATTATCCCGGCGCCACTGGACGTCATAGAGCACCGCATGCTCTGCCGCGTCCCAGCTGATCTCCGCGTAATGCCGAGTTGTCCCCTGGTGGATCGTATAGTGCTGCTCAATGCGCACATTGGCCGGCGCCATCTGAACGCGAGGCGGCACAACAGACACGGGCAACGGGTCGAGGCGAACGCCATTGTCAATCGCATCGAACTTGCCTGGATGGTGAAGCACGGCAGATACGAAAAATTCGATTCCGTCCGATTCTTTCACCGAGAGAATGCGCGCATGTTGAGTGACTAAATCATCAGCATCTACGGCCCATACGGACTCTGCTGCCGGAGCCTGGCTAAATGCGGGCAGCACCGTAATGACACGATCCGAGACTAGCTTCACTGTCCTGGTTTCAGACAGCCCCGTCGCCAGATTCACGGTGAGCAAGTCACCTGCTTTGATTGGGTGATCGCGATCAACAGTTACAGTGTCTGCGGTAGCTTGTCGAATACGGCCACCGATATGCCGGCCAGCGCGATTCCTGTCGGCGATCTTAACAATGCTTCCCGGCTGCGGAATGACGCCATCCAGGCCCACAGAAAACGTCAGGCCGCCAGACTCCATGCGCGACGTGTAGAGCTGATACAGGCCCACTCGTTGCGCCTGCCCACGACTGGTGCAGCCAAAAGCTACAACTTCAGTTTTTCGGATGCCATAGCGTCGAATGCCGTCATCATCCTCAACGACCTCGACCTTCGGGCGATAGAAATCGCTGGGATCATTCCAGGACACCAGTGCCACGGTTTTCAGCGTGCTGAGATCCGCTCCGGGATAATTGAAGCGCGCATTGAGAACGTTAGCATTCGTGTATGTGTACACTGGGTCGCTCGGCGCATCGGCGGACGCAACAACCTGCCCATTGGCCCAATATGCCATGCCACGAAATGTGCTGGTTAAATCGTTCAGCACACGCAACGCGTCCGCAGCACTCTGCAAATACACGTTGCAGACGAAGCGCGGCTCAGCCCCCCCTTGCCCATCAGGCACCGCCTGGTCGCAATACGCGCCAATCTGATACAGAGCGTAGCGGTCGATCATGCCGGCGTCGATGCGGTCGCCCAGGCCGTAAAGCCGACTCGTCAGGATGTCGTAGTAGATCCAGGCAGGATTGTTCGACCAGCCGCGTTTGAACGTGCCGTCCCACACCCCCGCGTAGGTACGCGCAACAGGATCATAGTTAGATGGAATGCGGATAATCTGGCCACGCCATCGGTAGGCCCGCGTCGGAATCGCCTGGAACTGCTCGGCCGATATCTTGATGCCCATCATTGCGGTCATCGGGTGCCGGAATTTCCCGTCAATAACCTCCGCATACGACTGCACGGAGATCGAATCCGAAATCGCAGCATTGTTGGCTTCAGGCGTTATCCGTCGCGCGCGCACCGTCCAGCTTGAAGCGCCGACAGGCAGATCCAGCCTATGGGTGCGCGTATATCCATTCGACGTTTTTCCATCGAACGCCGTGCGCACAACCTCTTGAAACGCTCCGCCTCCGACCGCCAGGTCGATTGCATACTCGACCCGATAGCCCACGCGGTCGCCCGCATTCTTCCCGGACTCCAGAGCCTGAACCAGTCGCGGAACATACATCGTCACGCGCACCGCCGAGAGTTCGGGGTTCGTAATGGCCTGCACCCACGGCCTATCTGTCTTGACCTCGACATTCACACCGATGGTATTTGCAGACGCAGGAAACCCGGCGATATGTTCCTGATCGACCGTACCAACGCGATAGTCGGCCTGGACCTGACTGAAGTTCAGGCTCCCATCCTCATTCTGGATCGGCGTTCCGTCCAAAAACACGTCTCGCAGCGGCTGATCACGATGCACTGGGCCATACATTTCCCCATTGCCAATGACATCCAGCACGGCTGCATACGCACTGTTATGAAGGCTATCAGGCGTTTCCACCGGCGTTCGAGAGCTTCCGCCGCCCTTGCCGCCACCGCCAGAACCAACAATGCGCATGCCACCTCGACGCGCTTCAAGCCGTACCGTCATTGCTGATCCTCAGAATACATGTCGCCCGATACCGTGACCGAGCCAACAATCATTTCGCCGTAAAGAACCGGAACCGGATTGCCCTGCGCAGTCACATTCACCGGCCCATTAAAGTTGTACGAAGCGCCGTTATCAGGGGAATCAACGCCCGTGATCCCCTTGGGCGTACCCGTCAAAACCTGAGCGACGCCACCAAGGACAAGCGCATACCCAAGCATGGGCGCGTACTCGGCAATGCCTACTGCCAGCCCTACAGCGTTCGCTCCCCATGCCGCTTGCGCCAAATACGGCGCGCCAACCACAAGCGCGGCACCCAGGATGATCTGGAACATCCCTCCACGGCCGGACCCGAGAATCACTGGCGCGATCCGGATGTCCTCGTGCCCCGCTGGAGCGTTCAGCATTTCCGGGGCAATGTTCTCCCTGCCAATAAAGCAGGCGTACCCGAGCCCCTTATCTTTGGATTCCGTCAGGAACTGCTGAAACCCAGGAACCATGACGCACAACGCACGGACGGCACTGGCCGTATCACTGCAAACAAAGCGATGAACCCGCCCGAACCGCGCACCAAGCTTTCCGTACAGGCGGATTGTTCGCAGCCTTTCATCGGACGAAAAAAAACCCGCGTCAGCGGGCATGCTCAGTGCAACATTGGTCATAACAGTTCTCGGTGTCTCACAATCATGCGGGTGATGTCCCGCCAGTACCCGCCGTAGGTCACGCGCTCAGAAAGTCGCGGCATTGCGTGGTGCAGCATGGCGCCAGGCACTGGATGCAGCCCTGGCTGCGTCTTCAGCAACGAGTCCCCCAGGAAGAAGCCGCCGTGGTTCGTTTTGTCGCTCCGGTACTGCATAAGAATGACATCCCCATAACGAGGGCCTCCATCAACACGAACAAACCCTGCTGCTTCGAAGTTGTCCAGATACAACTCACCACACTCCGGTTTGTTCCACCAGTCATCTGGGCGCTCGAAGTCCGGAATCTCGATACTCAGTTCTCGGGAAAAGGCATCCCGGATCAGCCCATAGCAATCCAGACTGCCATGATGGAAAGAGCGCCCCACCAGCGGCGCCTGATAGCCGTTGGGTTCGAACGAATGCCACCCGCGAACTGATGGCATTGCCTCACCAGCATCCCGGCCAACCGCCACGATGTGCCACAGAAGCCCAGTCGCTTCGCAAGAAACCCGATCAACATCAGTTGGTAGCGGATCTCGGTTTACATGAGAATGCACCACCGCGAGAACCTGGCCGGCATCCTCTGCTGCAGCGTAATCTTCTGCTGGCAACCGAAAATCCTGGTCATCCTCCGCGACATTCCTGCACGGAACATATCGCTGCTTGTCGCCCTCGGAAATGATCAGCCCACACGCTTCGCGAGGGAATTCCGCTAAAGCGTGACGTTCAATGGCGCGCCGCACCCCAGCAGGCAGACGCATCATCGCACCCGGCTGGGCCCCAGCCCTTTCTGCTCGGGCGGACTGAATGGGCACGAGGCTCGATCATCACCACCAAATTTGATTTTCATGATTTTCCTTCTCCGATTAACGCATTCGATCTGCAGACGGAAACCCGCCGAAACTCAGCGGCTGCCATTCTCCAAACCGTTTTTTGCAGTCCGACACTCGTCCACCGCACTTATCCATGCTCGGGTCGTTCACTGGATTGCCGTCGCGGTCAAACATGGCTGTTCCGGTATATCCGCAGTAAGCGCCCCGGTATCCGCCATCTGGCGCCGCCATGACCAGCCAGCCGCATTTCCCAGCAATGATCTGCCGGGAAGGAAGTTGCACGCCATCAAACTGAAGTGGTGACGCCAGCACAAAAGTCACCACTTCCGGTGTTTCCCCCGACTTCTGACTGACTATCCAAATCTCATCGGGCAAATGCTCATTGGGGTCAGCGGCTGGATTCCCGGCTGGAAAATTGGCCGCATCCAGATACCTGGCGAACGTCCGACGCCTCGTTAGCGTCGCTCCCCGCAAATCATCCAGTGCGAGACACAACGCCGTAACCACCCCCGCAATGGGCCGCCCTTCTGAATCCTGACCAATATTGCCGACCGACAACGTTGGACTGGGCTGCTGCCCATCGCCAGTGCGCTCGAAATCCGTCGCCTCGATTGCCCACGGATGGTAGGCATTGCCCTGCCAAACGATGACGCCATCGTTGTGGTTGTGGTAACGCTCGATGTCGCCGCCAATGGCCGTGCAATCCAGCTCATACAACGTCACCAGATTGCCCGGCACCAATCGCTGTACATCGGCCAAAATCATCTTAGGCAACCACCCAGTCGGCGCGCTTTTCAAGCTCGGCCAGCAGGGCGGCCCGCATCTCTTCGCCCACGCTGCCGCCATTCGTCATGGCAGCCAGAACCGTCGCGGCTTGGTCGGGCGGCAGGTGATAGTTTTTGGTGCCAATGGCGCGGAACGCACCATCTTCGCTCAGAGCGCCGACGTCGAACACAACCAGCAGTTGCTGCCCACCATCGTCTTGCGCGGTCAGGGTCAGGCTTTTCTGGCGAATACCAACGGATTGGTTCAGATTGATAATGCTCATTTTTGAAGCTCCAAAAAAAATCCCCGGCGAATGCCAGGGCAGAAAAAGAAAGAACCGTCCGTAATAGCCACGGTCGGGTCTTGGGGTTACGTTACGAGTTCCTACACAAGCAACAACGGAGGAAGTATGCCTGTTCAAGTTACCGGAATCTCGTTTGTCGATTCCAACAAAAAAATAACGGTGAGCCTTGAGGTAGACAAAGAGCTGAAGCTGACGGTCATAATCCCATATCCAGATGGGGACAAGGAATCCTGGACGGTTGGTCAGATTAAAGCCCTTGCTATCGTGTCTGCCGGCTCCAAAATTCCGCGCCAGTAGGCGCTATCCCGACTATGCCGAGAAATGCGTTGATTGTGCGCTCGGCATGGTCGGCTATGGCTACTGGAGGTCAGTCTTAACCTCAAGCGCTGCCACACGCCCGGCGATTGATTTTGTATGAAGCTCCAGATCACCCAAACCATCACTCACTGGTCTCAACACCGGCGCCAGCGCCCATTCCAAAAACCGCTTGTACAGTCGTTTCAACATTCCCTTCTCCCAATAAAAAACCGCCTCAAAGGCGGCGTTACGGTGCAAATCGTTGCGCAAAGGTTGCGGACATTTCATACAAATTGCCGCCTTTCGCTATAACTGAAAATTCGGTCACCTCGAATAGGCCCATGCCATCCAGCGGCGGCGCCCAGCGGAACGGCATGAAGCCTTTATGCCGTCGCAAGAAATCTCGGATGGGCCTGATTTCAGCCTCCCTGCCAACAAACTGCAATTGCCAGGACTGGGAGCCGTTGTTGATCCCTTCCCCTACAGCCTGCTTGTAACCATCCCCAAATTGCGCGGAAAGGACAGAAAAGGATTCGGTCGCCTGGGCGTCGATGTGTGGACACCAGGTAAATTCTTCGTAGGTCATGAAAACGCCCCCTGTCGCGCTTTCCAGGCCGTCCCTCCTTGCCGCTGCGACCTCAATTCCCGCGCCCTTATCTTGGCGTCAACAAACTCTCCGATCTCCTTGGCAAACTGCTCCCATCCAGCAGGAGCATTTACCTGTGTGCCGCCACCTGAAGAAACGTTTACCTCAACGCTCACAGCGTTGCCGCCCTGAACACCGTCAGCCATAATCGCGGGCATAGAAAGCTGCCCGATGCCCCCGGACGATGCTCGCAGAGGAGTAACAACACCACTCTCCCCCGCCATCATCAGCAGTTGCTTGCCGCCAATGTTTAGTAGCTCAGGCATTCCTGTTTCGTTGACCTCGTACATCTTTCCAGCCTCAACAGGCCCGCCTGTGGCCCGGCCACCTCCAAATAGGCTGGCTATGCCGCCCCCCATAAAGCCCGCCAGTGGCCCTAGGATTGCCTGCTGAATCATGATTCGAATCATGTCTTCGATGATGCTGTTAGCTAGGTCTCCAAAGCTCAGCTTTCCCGTTTTTACAAAGGACGTGAGGGCATCCTCCATGCCACCGAACGCATTGGTGAACAAGCCCTCTACGCTGCTTGAAACCCTGGAAACCTCCTCCTCATAATTCTTCAGGGATCGAATGGCTCCGTTTTGCCATTCACCTTCAGCATGAGATCGTGCCGTAGCGGACTGGGTCACCATCTCCAGTTTGGCGCTCTCAGACTCAGACAGCAGCCTCAATCGCTCTTCATACTGGGACTGCTCCAGCGCGGTAGAGGCGACTTGTTGCGACTGTTCAAGGTCAAGACGCTTCTGTGCGTACTCTTGCCTTATTGACAGTTCCTGCTCAGCAACTTCGCGTTGGCGATCACTCATGCCAACGCCAGCCACCTCGAGATTCATGCGCTGCTGGAAGACCTCCAGCTCACGCTGGAAAGCAAGGTACTGCCTCCCAGAATCCATTGCTTGCTGGATAGCCTTCTCAGACTCCCGCCATGCCTGAATCTGATCGTAGGTGGCCAGGGCTTGTTTTCGCTGCGCGTCAGTCCCTGACGCCGTTTCAATGGAGTACCGTTCAGCTGCTTCGGAGGTCATGCCAAGCGTGGCACGCTGCTGGTCAAGGCGCTTGATCAGTCCTTCCAGCTCATGGGTTTCCTTCTTGGTCGCAGACCCACGTTTGCGAGAAGCTTCCGCCTGCTTCTCTGCTCTATCAAGACGATCAATCTCCTTCCTGGCCAGGTCTTTTTCCTTCTCTGACCACTTCGACATTTCGCCATGCTCCAGCTCGTAGCGCATTGCAGCAGCCTGTCCGCTCTTCCCAACGAGTGCGATCTGTCGCTTGATAGAAGCCTCGAACTTGACGTAATCGGCAGAAAGCTTTTCCACTCCATCAGTAGAGCCAATGATTCCGTTCAGTATTTTTATTTGCTGACCAAGTCCAGCCACACGAACAGCAACATCATCTATCACCCCCTTCTGCCGAGTCAGCTCATCACGCCATACCGCAGCTTGGCTACTGTCAGGGTATTGACGTAGCTGAGACTCCAGCATTTGGACTGCGCTCTGAGCATCCAATGAGCGAAGCTGTGTTTCCACCATTTCCTGCTGGACACCAAGAAGCGCCGATGCCGCCTGATTCTTCGTCAACCCCTCTAGCGAGGCGTTCAGCCAATCCGTTTTCTGAGCAAGGTTTTCACTTGATCCTGCCGCTTCGTCAGCGCTGTCGCGATAACCGTAAACCGCGACAGCGGCAGTCCCCGCAATGGCGATCACCGCCCCAAGAGGGCCAGTCAACAACGCCAGCGCAGATCTCGCCACTCGCCCCGCCACAGAGAGAGCTGTAATAGATATCGCTGCAGTCTTACTCACACCAGCAGCCGAAGCCAGCGCAACTTGATACCGATATGCCTCCGCCGTCGTCGAGGCAAGCGCCGCCGTTGACGCAATTGCAGACACGGCAAGACGTCCAACCAAAATGACGGCCATCGCCTTGGCTGCGCCGCCTGCGGCATCCAGCGCGACCCTGGCCTCATCCGATGACAAAGCTGCATTTAACCCATTGACTGCCGTAGTCAGCGAAGAAACCCCGCCACCCTCGCCAGTCATCAAGCCAGAAACCGTATTCTGCAATGCCTGTAAAGCGCCTCCCAGTGTATTTCTAGCAGCCGCCGCAGCACCGCTATAGCTCTCCTCCAGCGCCGCCAATACAATCCCTTGCGCCTCAGCCACTTTGCCTGTGGACTCCAGCCGTTCTGCAAGTTTCTTTTGCTCACCATCAAACTTAAAGCCCTGCCTAGACAGGGAAGCCAAGCCTTGTGACGGCACATCCAACGCTCGGCCAATAGTTTCTGCCGCCGACTTAATTGACATGCCCGTTCGAGCAGACATGTCAGCAGCAGACTGCAGGGCACGAGGAAGCTGATCTCCAGCTATACCAGTAAACGCCAGTAGCGCGATCTGGGCTTGGTTAATTTCACCGCTGGAGAAGGAGGTAGCCTTCGCCATGCTCTCGGCCATTGCGTTCAGTTGGTCGGCGGTAAAGCCAGCTGCCCCACCTGTCGATTTCAAAACAGCAGCGAGTTGTGCTTGCTCATTCTGAGCACTCACGGTCTCGGCTATAAACTTAGCAAAGATGGCCCCCACAGTAATGCCAGCCAACGCGCCTTTAACAAACTCTCCGACAGAACTCCAGGTTTCCTTCATCGCCTGTGCGGATGCTGCCTGCCTCCGGTCGATCTCATTCATCGCCTGGTTGGTGGTTCTGGCGGCCCGGTCCATACCCGCCTCGAAACCGCCCGTCTTTGTAATCAGGTCGATTGTCAGCTGCCCCAGAGATCGACTAGCCATTTCTTTCGCCCATAAAAAAACCCGCCAGATGGCGGGTCGGTACTAAAAAAGAATCTTGCTATCCAAACAGCAAGTACATGACTGCAGCAACAACTATCACAACGAAAAAACCGAGCACATTTGCCCATGCGCTCAACCGTTGGGCGCTCCTCACTGTCGATAGCGCAGCATCTTCAAGATGAGCCTCCAGGCCCTTGTCATAAGCGGACATAAAATCCGATTCATGGCCTGGAAAATCCTTGGCTGCTACTTCCGCTTGATCTCGCAGCTCGTATGCAGCTTTGTTTGGCTCGCCGCTCCGCGCCCTGGTCTCCACGCGGATATCAAACGCGTGCTCTTTGGCCAATGCTCTCGCTTTTTCTTTGATGTGTGACATTGCACGCTTCGCCCTTATGTTAGTTAGGGCGAATAGTATCAAAACAAAAGTGATATCCCGCCACGTGACAACAAGCTCTACTCGTCACCCTGGCCGTCGCCGCCACTTCCGTTTGCCCTTCGTCTCGTTGCCTCGACGAGCTGTGGTCGCGATCAACATCGTGGCTACCGTTTCAATGCTGGCATCGCCCTCATCGTTCCGTTTCGGCATAAAGTCCTCAACCTTGGCTTGCTTGCCACCTTTGAACCCCCCGTGAACGTTCACAGTCAAGGCCGCAAGTAACGCGAAACCTCGTTGCATCTCTGTCCGAGAGTCCGAGGGTAGCCCCCGTCTCTCAAAGAACTCTACCCAGTGCATAGCTTCTGAGTAGGTCATTCGACGCTTGGCTTCGCGAACCGTCATACCTAAGCCAAGGGCAACTTCATGCCAAAACTCATCAGAGGGCGTTAGCCGTTTCCCTTCTTCTCGCCTGTGTTGTTGACCTTGTTGAACGCCTGGATCAATTCATTAACCAGTTTGGGGTCCAAACGACCAGCTTGCTCAAGCGTCAAGCGAGTGCCGCCACCGAACACAATGCCAGCCGCAATCAGCCCTATCGTGACCGACTTAGAGGTACGGGTCACGTCCTCCACGGTCTGAAACGGTAGGCGCAGTACGTGGACTGTGTAGGTTGCGGGCTTGCGAACGCCGTCCTCGCCGACCTGATACCACTCAATGTCGACAGGTTCAGGCTTTTCGGAAACCAACCCGCCGACTGCTTCTAGCTGTTCAATGCTCAGAAACTGATTCATTTTCTGTCGTCCTCATTTTTTAGGGGTTTGATTCTGGAGCAACAAGCTCTGGCTCGCCGGTGATTTGGATGCTGATGTTGGACTGCACCACGCTGTTCTGCGCAAACGAGAACGGAAACGACGTCATAAAACCATCGTAGATAAGCCAGGCGCGCACACTAGGGAGTTCAAAGATTTTTCCCGCTTCCGGATCGGTTGCGACAGTCGGCGCCGCACCAGGAACCACAGGCTCACCCTTGCTGTTGTTCTGGCGCCAGCCAATCGCCCAGTGCAGCGTCACCCCAGCTTGCTTCAATTGGTGCAGCCTCACATGATGCTGGTTCCGTGGATCAATATTGATCGTGAACGATGCTGAACCAGGCGTTGCCAAGCCCGCCTCATAGGTTCGAGTCAGCGCGTTCAAGCAGGTCGTTTCGATCTGATCCAAGGAAGTGTCTACGCCATCAATGGCCGTGACACAACCAACAGGAATCAACTCTCCTGTATTGGGATTGAGTGCCCAGAATTCGGTACCCTGCGTTTTCACCGTCATGGTGTAGCTCCTTGCCTTTTGCAGGCGCAAAAAAACCCGCATTTGCGGGCAAAGAAAAACCCGGCCAGAAGCCGGGTTAAGCAAAAATCAAACAGCAGCCGCCATACAGGCAACCAAAAGAAATATAGGTAATCAGCGACTCGCCAGCCAGTCACAGTCGAATGAAAAGCGAAGCAGGCCAGTATCCCTGTCGACTGTTTGCCCTCGCCAACTTGTGATGTAGCAGTGCAGTTCAATTGCATCCCTGATAGCCCTGACGCCCTTGCCCAAGGTCACGTCATCCAATGCGTACACATCGACTTGCAATGAAACATTGTCAACATCAGGACGGTCCGCAAGGTAGTTCTCGGGTGATCCCCCCGCCCATTGGTACGTTGCATACGGCTTAGGGCCTGCATGCAAACCTTCGGAGAACGGTGATACTCGCGGAGGATCGCCAAATATCTCTCGAACCCCTGCCGACGCGCTCAGAACAGGAAAAATGGGTGCATTCATCGAATTTTCTCCAATTCTTTGAATACCTGTGTGCCCAGGTTGTCTGCAACCCCGCTAAACACCTCCTCCTGGCTGGACTCCGCTGCAGGACGAAGGAATGGGTCTGCCGCTGATTTGGCAGTTCCGAGCTCTTTCAGGTGCCAGTGAGGTGTGTTTCCTCCCCTGCCCTCATCGGGGTTCCCTTTTGGGATACGCCCCCTGCCACTTAAAACACCGACAGAGATCATTACGTCACCTGTACGCCGTGAATAGCGCCCCCGAAATCTTTGTGCAATGTTGTCTGCGATACGACGCCCAGTTTCAGGATCGTCTAAACGGAGTGCATTGTCTTTGGCCCGTTTCCTTATGATCGCGGCCCCCTTGCCTGTCGCACGCCGGACGGCCCCCCGTCTGACCTTCTCTGGAAGTTCCTTGAGCCTTCTCAAAACAGTATCCAGTCCTTCCACTTTTTGCCTTGCCATTCAACCCCCTTCAGCGACCATCAACACTCGCCCCACTGCTCACGGGAAGCGTCACATATTCAAACCCGCTATCGGGGTCGGGTAACACGCCTTCGATCTTGTAGACGACATCACTCAATCCAGACCGTCGATGCACTGCCCTCATCTCCGCAGTCAATCCATCACGTCGCCGAATTTTGATTCGAGCAACGACCTTGGATTGACTGTTGCCGGCTGCAATAAAGTCTCTGGCGCTCAGCGGTTCAATTGATGCCCACGCCTTGCACACCTCGGCCCATCCAACCATGTTGCGAGCACCAGTGGCCGGGTTTACCTGATAGCTGGGCTGTTCTATTACTACGCGATGCCGCAGTTTCCCTGCCTTCACACAGCGCCCCTCCCTAAAAGGTATTTGGTAACATAATGGGTTGCAACAGCGTGTCGAAGTTCTTCATGCGTTCAGCGGTTTCTTCGCCGCCAAGCTCTCGCTCACGGTATAGGCTGCCACACGCCAACAAGAGCCATGATCGAACCGTTGGGAACGAGGACAAGTCCTCAATCCCTGCCCTGAACTTCACCATCATGAAGCGCCCCCTTGCGACTTCGGAGCAGACCGCAACACGACGAAGTTTTTCTTCGACGGTGAACAAAACAGGTGCCCCATCAACCTCGGCAGAATCAACAGCCACCACGTTTCCTATTGATAGCCTGGTTCCAGCCACTAGCGCCTCTTGATACTGCGCCATACGAATAGCAGCGCCCGACCTCGTCTCTGCCATGGCTCGAGCCGATGGGATAACAACATCTTCCAGATATGATCGGTCGTCATCGGCATCAACTCGGCAATGAGTCATTACATCGCTGATGCTGAGCGGCTCATCGCCGAGATATTTAAGAAGCGTTGCCATTGCCACTGCGCCCTTGGCTGGCCTTTCTTGGGGGCTTGACCGCGCTCGCCGCCTGACCGGGCTCTGGAGCAAGCCCCCACTCTTTCTGGCGTGCCACCCCCATCTCCCCCAAGTACTGCGCCTGATCAGGGGAAAACCCCGCTACATCACCCACCGAATATGGCCCGTAGGTTTTCGTAAACTCCAGGTGTTTGATTGTCATCACAACCTCAAAAAACAGGCCAGCCTCAAGCTGACCTGATATCAATCATGAATTACGCCCCCCACTGCACCCCGGTCAATACTGCGACAGATTCGACGTGACGCGGCCCGAAATCGTGTTTGGCAATAACGCGAATCAGAGTCTGATCACGTTGGAATGCCGAAATAACGTTGCCTTCACCGTCCGTATAGGTGGCTTCCTTCGAATAGTCGATGAGCAGCTGAGACTCCTCGCCAATGAAGCAATCCCCAAAATCAGCGAAATAGATTTCAGACCCGTTGGCCGCTGCGTTCGCCCCCTCGCCAACGGTCAAATTGGAAGGGACTTGAGTTGTCACGCCCACGGGATAGCCCATCAAGAAGCCTTGATCCAGCTCTGGATAGACCTTGTTGCCGTTTCCGTCCCGAAGCGCCTGAAGGAAACGCTTCACCCGAGGATGCATGATCCAGCCAGCTGCACTCATGTTGGCGTCCGCTGACTCCAGCACCAACACCAACTTATTAAGCTCGGTCGAAACCTGCTGAATATTCGGCTGAGCCTGGGCAGCCGGGTAGACGTTTGCGGTTGGCGCCCAAAAACGCAGGCCCTTAGGCGTGTTGTCCGAACCGTTATCGCGAATGAACGCCTTGTCTTCACGCAATGCAATTGCGGAGGTCAAATCACCAACCACAATTGCGTCAACGTTCGGATTACTCCCCGAAACGGAGAGCAAATCATTCGAAATGGGCACAAGAGCGGCAAGCTTTTTCCCGGTCAACTTGAGGTCACCGAATTCCTGCTTCGTGGCAGGGATATCGCTATCGGAGCCAATGTAGCCGACGACTGCACCACCCTTCAGACGAGGCAGTGTGATGTTCCCGTTGTTCAGCGGCAAGGATCGAGCGCCAAGGCGGCGCACAACTGCCTTCGGTCGCAGCAATTCAATGACCTCGGAGGACAAATTCTGCGGCACAAGAACGCCACCAGCGCCAGGCGTCAATGTGTTAAGCGATGCAGCAATGTGCTCGCCAAAGCCGCGATTCATGGCAATCTGAGCTGCTTGCTCGCGGTTGCCCTGAGCAGCCGCCAAGGCAATAACCATCTTCGCAACATCGGCCCCGGCGGCCGCAGGCTCACGGGGACGCGCTGGCATGGTGCCAGCGGGGCGAACATGATTAGCCAAAGGCTCTGCCGCAGCAGCAGCCATTCGTTCAGCAGCCTCCGCTCGTTGGATTTGAGCGGTCAAATCAGCAAACTTTTCAGTCAAGGCCGAAAACTCAGCTTGCTGTTCAGCATTAAGCCCACCAGACGACGATTCGATAGCGGCAAGCGCTTGCACTTGATCATTGATCTTAGCGCGTTCGCTGCGCAGTTCATGCACTTTCGGCATTTGTTTTCACTCCGATTAGCGCCGTCAAAGACGGCTAAAAAAAATCCGCCCGAAGGCGGCGGTTATGCAATAGACGCGAACGCGACTACATGCAGTTTTGTACATTCATGGCCGCTGCCTGAGCGGCAATTCGTCGTGCCCCCTGATTGGCTCGACTTGCCGCAACCTCAGCAGCAATACGATCCACTGCGGCCTGGGGCGTTTCGACTCGATCAGCGAGGCCAGCAGCTACAGCTTCCTCGCCAAAGTACACACCAGCCTCTGTTGCCCTGACGGCAGCAATGTCCAGCGCCCGATTAATGGATACCAATTGAGTGAAGGCGTCGTATTGGCGATTGACTAGCCCCGTCAACCATTGCAATGCTTCGTCCGACATAGGAGCTTCACTGGAAAGATCATTCTTCCTTGCTCCCGCATAGACAGAGGTAATTTTGACACCCTGCTGTTCATGGCGCTTGCTCATGTCCAGATGCCTTGCTATGACGCCAATCGACCCTACACCAGAGCTTTGAGAAACAATTACTTGAGATGCTGATGACGCTATCGCATAGCCAGCGGAATATGCGCCAAAGTTGGATATTGCAGTAATGGGCTTGATTGTCCTCGCTGCACGAATCTCATCGCACAGCTCAAAGCAGCCGGTAGAAGATCCGCCAGGAGTGTCGATATCCATAACGATATGAGCAACCGCTGGATCATTCACCGCAGCACGAAGCATTTCCCGAATCCCTTCGTAACTCGTCATGGTCTGGCACATATCCAGGTGTGCAGACCTAGATACCAGCACGCCGTGAACCGGCATCATATAGACACCAGTACTTTGCGCAGCAAGCAAACGCCGTTCCGCTGGACTTGCTTGCTGCACCTCAACCTGACTGCTCTCTTCGTGAAATGCCCCAATCACCGGGGCGCCAACGTTGATGACATTGAGGTTGAGCGCCTGGTTGGCCCAGTGAACGGCCATATCCAACATGTCCTCGCGCACCATCTGAGGAGTGTTAAAAATAAGCCCCGTAAGCCGATGATAGTTCTTCAAAAAAGCACCTTTTCAATTTCATTCAAAGCTTTTTCATCAGCGCCTGGCGCTGGACGACTTGCTTTTGGATCAGCGGCATCGACCATATTCAATGGCTGAAGATAGACATCCCCCCCTTTTACAGGCGGCAGATTTTCAAGCCTTCTAATATCGTTGATAGATAGCCACCCCCATTGACGGCCAACGGCGTATGCAGCGTATCGAGCTTGTTGATTTCCCCGGAGAAGCCCTCCGATGTTGAATTCAATGTAGTGGCTGACACGCTCTTTTTTGCTCAGAAAATCCCTCTGCATCGCTTGCTCATGCCGCCTCAACCATGGCATCAATGCATAAATTACAAATTGGATCTGAAGATTCTCGACGTTGTTGTAGGTCGCCCCCTCCAGGCTCCCAACCATAGGCAAAGGGATTTTGTAAATCCTAGAGATATCAGAATCCGATAACTTCAAGGCATTGATAAGCTCTGCATCCACATTGCTCATGGTCAACGGTCTGAACGTCATGCCCTCTTGCAGCAATGCAACCTTCGCCGTATTTCCCGAGCCGCCGAACTTGTCCTGCCAGCTGTCGGTTATGCCGTCGACGGCCTTTGGGTCCTTGATAGCAGGCGCGTCCCTCGGTCGCTCAAGTACTCCTGAAAGCGCCGTTCCGTTGAGGAACGACTTAGCCGAGTACTCTGACAAGGCCAACGTGTAGCCGATGGCATTTGCATGTAGAGCAACTGGCGAAATTCCCACATATCCATCCAAAGAGAACCACCGCACATGGTGAACATAGCGCGATGGAATCGGATCATTCGTACCTATCTGATAGTACGGCAGCAGGTCAGGTCCTTTCAGCACCGCTACCTTCGACGCGTCCAGGGGGTATAACGCCGAAATTGCTCCTCTCTCATCCCTTTCTATATAGCTAAATGAATTGCCTCGAAGCCCCGCTGAAACCTGTCCGTACTCTCTATATTCAAAGGGCGTCTGCCATCCATTTGGCTGGTATTTCAGCAAATCGTACAAGGGGTGATCAGTTGCAGACTTTCTGCCTCCGTCCTCCTGTCGCTCATAAATATCTAGCGGCAACTGGGCAACGCTCTCAGCCAAAAGCGAGACACACTCTTGCAATATTGGAATCGAAAGTGCGCTTTTTGCGCTAACCATCTGACCTGAAGATGAGCGAGCTGCACCCAAGATAGATGAACTCCACCCCGCAAGTGCTCCGACCTCTGTCGCCGATTTTTTACTGAACAGCATGACGATCCAAAGCAAGACCAAAAGCAATCAAAATGATGCCACCAACCATGGCCGCCGCCGGCACATTGAGCATTGCCACGCCGGACACCAACGACACGAAACCAACCAGCATCGCCACAAAAGCAATCTGCTCTTTTTTGCTCATATCGTCACCCCCATTTCATAAATACTGACCCCGTCCTTCGACTCAGGGACCATTGCCTGGCGGATCGCCATGATGAGCGCAACTGCCCCATCAATCTTGTTGTCGTTCCCCTGCTTGATGGGACGAACAACATCATCATTGCCAGGGAGCGTTTTCCCGATCACGTTTGAAATACACCACGTCATGATCGGATTTCCGTCGTGATGAAATCGCCCAGAAGCAACTGCAGCTTCCAGTTCCTTCATCGGATCAGACATGTTCGTGTAGTTCTGCGTGAGAGTGATGGGAGTCAAACCCTCGTCATCCAACTGATGCCCAAGATTGGTCGCGCCATGCGGATCGAGCGGAGACGCCTCCACTGGGTTCAGCTTATTGGCCTCCTTTGCCTCTTCCAGAATCTCTCTGTAATCAATTTCGGCGCCCTCGGTTTCGGTCAGAAGCCCAGCGTTCACCCATTTCTGATATCGCTCCGCCATGCGACGGTTGTCCATGTTTGCGACGGTGTCTTCTGGAACCCAAAACTTAGGGGAAACCGAGTAGTAATGTCTCTTGCCGTCGATGTCGCGCCAAAAAAGACGCGCCATACTATTCATGTCAAGCTTTCTAGCCAGGTCGAAGGCCAGCACACAAGGCTGCCCCTCAAACCTCTCAAGCGTCAGGCTGGGGTCTTTTAATGAGTCCCACTGAGCCAAATTGAAAAATCCGGCCTTTGCGGTGACCCAAAGACCCAGGTGTTTTGTCTTAAAGGTGTTGGTAAATCGGGCTTGCTGAATCGCACGCCGCTGCAAACTTTCCAGGTAGTCCCGATAAACCGAAACTCCAAAGTTTGGGTTTGCCTTGGCAAGGACAGCAGGGTCCTTCCAGTCATCACCCTCGTCAATCGTCCAAATCCAGCCGAACAATTCATCATTTTCGACAAGGCCTTCCAACATTTCGATAACTTCTCGCCGCTTGTCAAAACACGGCCCTTCGATGTCGTAGCCAGCCGTGGTGATGATGAACATCAACGCCTGTTTGCGTGCCCCCATGCCGGTAAGCATCGTGCCGTACATCGCATCAGTTTTATGCTCGTGATACTCGTCAATGATGGCGCACGATGGGCTTGAACCATCGCCGGGATCACCAATAATCGGCTCAAACCGGCTTCCGTCTGCGGGACGACTCAAGGTGGAAGCATTGACCTCGATTCCAGCGGCCTCTACCAACATCGGTGACCGCGTCACCATCAGACGGGCGGGTCGAAAAACCTCCCATGCCTGCTTCTCGGTGGTCGCTCCGGAATACACCTCAGCGCCAAACTCATTGTCCATCGTGAACATGGACAGCCCAACACCAGCAGCGATTACTGATTTGCCGTTCTTCCGGTTGACCTCCCAATAGCTTTCACGGAAACGACGCATTCCGTCGCTTTTCCGTTTCCAACCAAAGGTGCATGCCAGGCCAAACTTCTGCCATGGCTCCAACGTAATAAGTTGGCGCTTGTATGCCCACTCGCCTTTTGTATGAGGCAGAAGTTCGATGAACGCGATTTTTCGCTCAGCTTCCTTGGGATCAAAACGGTAGGGATACGTCTTGCTTTTGCTTTTCGCCAGATCGTCCAGGTGACGCTGGCAGGCGAGACGAACATATCGGCATGCCGGCACCTTGCCCGCAACAACGCCCTTGGCAAACTTCAGCGCCGTCTCGACAGCGAGAAATCTAGCCATTCATTAACTCGGCAAATGGATTGCCTTTCCCTTCTGGTTTCTTTCCAATAACACGAGACCGGCTCGCTGGATCAAGTCCTAGCATGCCACCATAGGTGGCCATCATCGCCGTAGCCTCTTTCACCGCTGTCACTGCCGGATTCTTGACGGGAGAGCCTGACGCCCCTTCGACCGTCACACCTTTTTTTCTCACCTCTTCCTGTGCCATACGGAACTGGTCGTATGCATTGCAATACACCTCCAGATTCTGGACGTCAGTTGCCTCCAAGACTCGCTCTCGACAAAGCAAAGGACAGACCGTGTCCCACAGTTCTCGCCCAAAATCACCCATCCATATCGGGCACTCAACATACTGAACCAACCCAAAATCGGGTTCATCAACATTCAATGCGCGCTTGCCGGGATTGCCTGCCTGCTGCTTCTTCGCAACTGGTTTTGGGCGACGCCCGGAGCGACCTGCAACTCCAGCCATTCGGCCTCCGGCTAATTTTTATATTTCGCGGGTGTAAAAATGAACCTAGGGGCGCGGTCTTTAAAGATTGCGCCCTGGGCTTTTACCCCCCCCTACCCCTTCCGGAAGCTGCAGAAAGCGCTATGCAGCCCCCTCACAGACTCCTGTGCGGTCTTCGTTCTGTGACAGTCATTGCATATGCTTTGTAGGTTTTCAGGGCTGTCGTCGCCTCCTTCGGCCCTGTTAATCCTGTGATCAACCTCTGTAGCTTCGGTTATGCGGCCTTCAAGAATGCACGGTTGGCACAAGTAGTTGTCGCGGAGCAAAATCCATTTACGAAGCCGCTGCCACTTAGCGCCATAGCCCCGTTGGCTTGAGTTGCCCTTCGCCTCTTGCGTCCGTTTCCAACCGACTGCGTCTGCCTGGTGTTCATCGCAATAGCCATTGGCATTCCGATGCAACGCCCGACAACCTCTATGCCTACAGGGCCGTTGAGGTCGCTGAGGCACTACTGACCATCCATGGTTTGGTGGGCATCGCCAATTTCAGACTCAAGCTCCATGTTCTCTCGATCAGCCACCAACTCATCGGCCAGCCGCGCCATCTCCATCATCGCGTTCGAGAGCATCGCCGTCGCCTTGCCCAGCTGCTCCGTTAGCACTATCTGAGCCTTGATCGACTCGCGGAACATGGACTCCAAAGAGTCGTTGTGCTCGCTCATAAGCAATCCTTGCATAGTGTTTCATTGCCGCCTGGCGGCGCTCACATCCAGAGCAGGCCATACTTACACCCCATAAAAAAACCGCCAGTCATATCTGACAGGCGGCTGTTTTGAAGCTGCGTTTTCAGTAGGCGCAAGCTCTCTGGACGTATGTTACCGCTGGCGTTACCGAATGTGCGGCCTATTGTTATCGTTCGATAACATTTGCCCAGGGACACGCCAAATATATTTGTCTCCGTACTTCCCTGCCTCTGGTTTCACGATATCAACAAGACCGTGATCTGATAGCGCCCGCATTGCCCTCTGTATGCCGCGCTCGTACTTCGCTCGCTCCTTGGCTGTCAAATCTAGTCCTCGCGACACATGGCGCACCAGCTCGAACATCCGAAATGGTCGCCCTGGGTAGCAGGCCATCAAGTCTGCAGCATTGGAATAAATCGGCGTACTCACAAAAACTCCCTCCCTACTCCATCCCTGAATGCCTCAACGTGGCGCTCGTACTCAACCCTGCTAATCCCCAACGCCCGCTGCGCCCTTTCACGCTTGTTGTTCCCTGTTCGATGCCACGCTCGTCGCTCCACACCATCAGCGCCAATTTCCAGCCCTTCCGCCCACTGGTCGTATTGGCTTCGATTCGTGTATTCGTAACGGAGAACCTGACGTGTCACCTGCGGCATCATCTCGAAGATGCGTTGAACCCGATCTGCAGCCTCCCGGTTGAAGCACCTGCGTGGCGGTGGCAGATCGTCTGGAAACCAAGCGGGTGCGCTATACCCGCCCTCGAATGACCCGCACTGCGTCCGCTCCCTCGGGCCTGGCTCTTGACCATCCCAGCACGCAACAATCCAGTTCTCGATCTCTTCCCGCACATATGCCGGCCATCGCGGATCTGGCGCTCCCATCAGACCTCCCGGAGCGTGATGCCATGCACCCACAGCATCAGCTTTCGTTTCAGCACATACAGCTGCAGTCGGCGCGTGGCTTCGCTTTTCACATCCTCAACAACCTGCCGTCCACCTTCCGTGTAAACAAAGTCCGCGACATAGCGCACGCACACCTCCGTCTTGCCGTCGGCACGCTTTTGCTTCGGGAGCAGTTCATACGGCACCTGCAAGCGCAGATCCAAAACCTTTCCTGCCTTCTCCAACAGTCTCAACTGTCGATACCGTGCCGCTTCCTTCTTAGAATCGAACGTCACTCCGTCGATGACTGTTTTCTTGTTCAGATACTTGCTGGCCATGATCAATCCTTCAAACCGCTGTACACAGGCTTCCGACCTGCTGCCGGCGCTCTGCCAAACTCGGTCCCAGCCGCCAGGTCATCAAACCGCATGTATTCGCCCGCGAATCGCAATGCAACCGTGCCTGGCTGACCTTGTCGCAGCAGGCCCACGTTGACCTCGCAGATGCCCTTGTCCGGCGAGTCAGGGTTGTAGACCTCGTCGCGGTACAGAAACAGGGCTGCATCACAGTCCTGCTCAATCGCCCCCGAGTCACGCAAATCTGATGGCATCGGGCGCTTGTTCGGACGCTGTTCTAGGCTGCGGTTCAACTGCGACAGCAACACGATGGTGATGCCCAGCTCTTTTGCCAGCGCTTTCAGCCCACGCGTGATCTGCTCGATCTGATCGTTACGCGTGTTGCCTTCACCCTCCATCAGTTGCAGATAGTCGATGACCAGTACCTTCAGACCATGGCGACGCTTCAAGAGCCGGGCCTTGGCACGCACATCCATCAACCGCAAGCCGCCTTGGTCATCAATCCACAAAGGCAACGCTTCCAACGCTTGGATTGCATAGGTCAGCTTGGGCCACTCTTCGGATGTCAAGCCGCGAGGGTCAAGGATGTGATCCAACTGGATCTTGCCCACTGCGGCGACGTTACGGTCGTGCAACTGACGGCGCGGCATTTCCTGGGAAAGGAAAGCGGCAGCATGCCCCTGGCGGGCCACGTTGCGTGCGATAGCCATTGCAAAGGCTGTCTTGCCCATTTTTGGCCGTGCCGCCACGATGATGAGCGCCCCTTCATGCAAGCCGCCCCCCATCCGCTTGTCCAGATCCTTATGTCCGGTGGAGATTGCCTGCGGCCCTTTGCCTTCTGCTCGCTGCGACAAATCTTCCAAGTACGCCACCAGGTCATCACTGACCCGTACCGGCTCCGCCCCCTCCCGTTGCTCCGTCAGCAATTCCAGGCCGGCCTGGCAGCGCCCGATCAACACATCGGTGTCATCGACCGGCAAACGTGCCGAATCATGGATCTCTGCCGTCAGCTCAGCCAGGCCCCGACGTTGTGCGCGGTCACGCACAATCTGCGCATACCGGGCGATATTCGCAGCGCTGGGCGTGTTTTGATACAGACTGTTCAGATACTGCAGCGTCACAAGATCCGGAAATGTGCGGTCCAGGCGTTCGCGCAGCGTCAGAACGTCCGCCCCCACGCCGTCCAGAATCATGCTGACCATTTGCCGGAAAATCTCCTGGTGATCGGCACGGTAAAAATGCTCGGCACGCAGGTCTGAAATCTGGTCGATAGCGTCATTGCTCAGCAACAGCGCCCCCAGGACGGCCTGCTCAGCATCGACGCTGGCAATCACGGTCACGTCTGCGGCCATCATGCTGCCTCCCGGCATTCACGGGCATTCCGGGCCTGAATCTCAGCCTTGGCCTGTTCGCCCACAGACGTTAGACGGTATTCACGCCCCCCTGCCTCCTCACGGACGTACCACAGACGGAAATAGTTGTTGCGCACGAAGTTCAGGAAATGACGGCGCCAGTCAGCCTGCATGCGTGTGCCCCTCGGCCCGTTCTGCCCAAACTCCAGCTTGAAACGGTCCCAGGCGAGCTGGATGAACTCCATCGGCAACCCGGTGTCATCAACGTACTGCTGGATAGGCGCATAGCCGCTGATCGCCTTTTCCCCGTTCTCGCGGCAACGCTCGAAGAACGTTTTCAGGGTCATCCTTGCAGCCCGAACCCTGCCTTTCCCTGCCTCAGCAGAGCCCACGCCGCAGCATATGACCGCATCCAGCCCCTCAGGAGTTTCTGCGTGGGCAACAGAACGCAGCACTGCCACGCGATAGCCGTCCACCTGTCCCAGCTTGAAGATGGACTTCGCACGCACCGATACTCGGTCAAGCTCGATGCCGATGACAGCAGGTGACGTCACCAGGATGTCAACCTTCCCATCACGCCCATCACCTCGGTCGTCAACCGAGTACTCAAGCGTCAGCTCGCACCCAGCATCACGCAATGCCTCGGCAAAGCTCTCCTGAAACTCCCTGGCGGTTTCGCCTTTGGCAATTTTTGAACACGATTCCAAGATTTCCCTTACCGCAGGGAAGGGTAAGGGATGGGTATTTTCTTTTTCTTTATCTATATCTTCTTCTAGGCCGTTACTCGACCGTTGCTGTAACGTTTCATCGGCGTTACCGGGTTCGTTACTTGGTGCGTTACCGTGACCGTTACCCGATTCGTTACCGGAACCACCCGCTTCAGCCTTCTTTTTGGCCCTGTGTTTGGCCACACGATCAGCACTGCTGTCGCTACGCATCTGGCGCTTTTCCCAAGCCAACGGCTGCCAATCGTCGGAAATCAAGCCAGCCGCCACCAGGCGCTTCTTGACCTCACGAATGACGGCATGGTCGATCCACAGGCGTTGGGCCACAATGCGGTCCAGCAGCTCCGGCTGGCAGCCCGTATCAAGCGCACCATCACCCTTAAGCGCCAGCAGGCCAATAAAGTGCCGCTGGTCCTCAAAGGCCAGTGCAATCATCTTGGGATCGTTCAGGAAGTCCGTGTACATACGGAACCAAGGCATCTTGCTCATTGCGCCCCCTTGTTCTGTTGGTTTGCGGTCTGGTTTTCCGCTATGGTTGGGGGTAAAATCTGCTCATTCATTGTTCAGTTCCCATGTACAGTGATTGACCCGGATCGGCTCCTACCGCTCCGGGTTGTTTTTTGCCTGCCGCTATTGCCGCGCCAGGTACGTGTTCAAAAACTTCTCGATGTCTTTCTCGGCCTCTTCTGGCCATTCACCCAGCTTCATCAAGAGCGTGCGCGTCTCTTGCAACCACTTGATCTGCATCGCAGCAGATGTGGCCTTGTCGTAGGCAGCGCCCTGGTCTAGCTTGTGGTGGCAACCGCGAATCCCTACATCATCGGCACACAGCGGCATCAGCAAAGCGTCCGAGACCTTCAACCCTTTGCCCTTCCCCAACGCCAGCAGATTCAAGTGCGCGGCCTGTGAGCGCCCCCAGCGGCCACAGCAGATGCACGGCAAGCGTGCGACGTTCTGCCGGTGCTTGAGGCTGCGGAAAACAGGCTCAGGCTTACGACGATGTTGCAGGTCCACCCCAAGTGCCTTGGCAATACGCTGTGCCAGCCCAGGCGCTTTCTGCCCTGCTGGCTTGGCATTCCAGGCGCTACGCTTCATCGGCGTCTTCTGACGGGGCATGGGAGTACGGCGCATCAGTGATCCGCCCCCATGTATGTGGCATAAGGACGACGCACGCGGTCATGAAATCGCTTGGCTGCTGCAGGGTTGTGGTCCAGTTCAGCGCGGCTGGCAACGCCGCACTGGTCTCGAACCCACTGGGCGGCCTGTTCCGGCGTGTGTGTACCGGAAAAGCGCAGAAAGCTTTCCTGCTGGCAGAACATACCGGACAGCCTGGCCAGGTCTCCGCCTATCGGCCGGCCGTGCGCAGGGACAAAACGCGTCATTTGTCGCTGCCCTTTGCAACGGCGCGCATGACATTGCGTTCCATGCGATGACTCATGACACGGATTTCACGCAGCTTGGGCACAAGCACATCAGCCTCATGTTGCTCGATCCTGCTGTCTGCCGTTGTCTGCGCCGTTGCCGCAGCGACTTCACCCATCACCGCAGCAAGCTCCAGGAACTTGGCCTGGAGAGCCTTGGCTTCGCAAGCCCAGCCGCCTGCTGGCGCGGGCGGCACATCGTCAACATGCAACCCCTCTTGTGCGCACAGTGACAAAAGCCACGTGTTTGCCTGCGGCCGAGCCTCTGCATCAATGCGCACGTACTCAGCCAGCAGCAGCGCCAACTCGATGTCCAGGCTGTCGCCCCCACGAAGTTTGCGGCTCAGCGACTGGGGATGCATGGCTCGATCCCGGCGCGTGGTCAGGAACGTAGCTGCGGCGTCAACGCCCCCATTAGTTGCGCGGACAGCGTTGTACAGAGCATCACGCCAGTGCGTGTTCGTGTAGTGGCATGTCATTACGTTTTTTTCCATCAAATTTCAGCGTATCGCTGGCTCCCCCAGCACTGCACAATCTCTACATGGGTCGGCAACTACCCATTCCTGGGGCCGACTACTACGGCCATACTCATTGCCGCTACTACTGCGAGGCCTACATGACAAAAACCGAACAGCTACTGCGTGAAGCCGCGGCTATCGCCACCACCGTGATTCCTAACCCTTCCGAAGAAGCGGTCATCAGCGTCTTTCATCGGCTGTGCTGCGAAATCGAAGACCAGGAAGAACTGGCCCTGGAATCCGCCCCCAGCAACACAGAACACACGCTGCACTGATCTAGACGTCTGTCGGGCCAATGGGAATGCGGTGGTCCTCTTCCTGCTTTTCCTTGGTGGGCATATGCCTCTCCTTGTATGTGGGTGGCTGGCTCCAATCGGATAAGATTTAGATTCCACTCAAAAACCCTTCTCTAAAAGGAACCAGCCATGACTGATAATTCCGCAACGTTTGCGCGCATCGTCGGAAACCTGGAGGCCCAAACAATCCTGTCCGCTGCGGTCGCAGCCGCTCTGAAAGACAGTGACTTATTCACTCAAGCCATACGCGCTGCATACGACGCTAAGATGAGGAACCTCCAGCTTGAGGGCCGCCCTGATGCTGTTCAGCAACAGCTTCAAGCGGCACTAAAGGAGATTCTCCAACCACACCAAGTGCCTTTTGAATCTGAGCGTTAATTTCCGCCGCCCACCGCTCTAGCGCAGGACGGATCAGGAACAGCATGAAACGGGCGTAAAGGTTATGCATGGGGGGTCTCCTGATGGGTATTCGGGGCTTTGAGTTGAGGGGCTGGACCCACCTTGGTCAATTCCCCATTGATGCAATGAACAGCCACCGGCCTGCCTGCTCGTAGATATGCCCAATCGACATCTGGCCTTAGGGACTCACACGAAACCTGACCACATGACTCGCGATCAAGCGAGATACACAAGCCTTCGCCAAGTCGCTGACCGATTGATGCAGCCTTTCTGAGATAGGAAACAGTTGTTCCGCAACGACGGGCGTAGTCGTCCTGCATCGGACGGGTAAGGCTGTTCAGGTAAGCAATGAGCGTGTTCATGTGAGGAAGTTTACCCACAGGTAACAACAAGAGCAATACCCACGGGTTATTTACTCAGAGGTAATCAAAATGGACACTCTTCACATGGATAAGTACGAGCTGCGCAGACGTGCGCTACAACGCCTGGTGGACCATTTGGGCCACGGCGGCATCACGCGTGTTGCAAACGCAATTGGCAAAGAGCCTAGCTACGTATCCCGTATGCTCTATACAGAGGAAAAGAAGGGGAAAAAACGCATCGGAGAAGGCTCCGTAGATCAGCTAAATGCGGCTTTCCCTGGGTGGTTGGAGTCTGGTGATGTTGTTCAGATTCGTCCTGTTCCAACACAAGAGGCTGAAAGCCTTGTGTATACGGGCGCAGATAGTTGGCCCTTTCACTCCATTTCACGCAATGATGTCGAGCGTCTTCCCGCTGAAGAGAAAAACCGGCTCGAAGGTGCGATTGGCCTAGCCATTGCTCAGCTGGGACTGAAACTCCCGGTATCGCCCCCTCCTGAAGAGCAGATTTTGCCCCCGTCGAAGGTGTCCAGGCTAGACGCGGCACGATCATTGATGGCTTCGGTGCAAGCCGGAGGAGCAGAAGCGGCAAACGATCCCGGCTTTGTGGAAATCCGACGCGCTGCCGTCCGCGTGTCTGCCGGTGTTCGTGGCTTCACCGCAGATATCGTGGGAAGCGAATTTAATGGGTCGATCTACCTACCCCGCGCAGTGATCGAAAAGCACCACTACTCAGTAGATGCGCTGGTAGCCACCACGGTGACGGGCGATAGCATGGCGCCCCGTATCAGTGAACACGATGTGCTCCTGATGAATACTGCAGACACAGAACGCAAGGTTGGCCAGGTATACGGGTTCAACCATGGTGGGCAGTTCCTGGTGAAGCGGCTGGCCTACCGGCTCAAGCGGTGGTACCTAGACTCGGATAACGCCGCCTACGATCCTGTCCTGGCTGAAGAGGATACGTTCATCGTCGGGCGCGTGGTGATGATGACGAGCAACAACCCATGAAACGTCTCTCCCACTGTCAGAGAAAGCGGCACAAGCGGCTACTGCGTATACGCACAAGGCATGAAAGCCTTAGAAAAATACGCCTCATCGTTAAAAAGAGGTTTCTTGCCCAAAACGCTCAGCCGACAACATTGCACTTCTCTGCGCAACGCTTCGCAAAAATTCGCCTTTCGGCTCCCCGTATTTTTTCTCTTATCCACCCGAAGTGGCGAGGAAAACTGCTGGCTTTTCTGTCCCAGATGCGTAAATCAGCACGGTGCATGAGAGATGTAACCATTGATCTGAGCGTGATAAAACGCCTCAACCCTTGTGGCACCCTACTCTTCGTCGCTGAAGTCCAAAGGCTTATTGAAACCTTTCCGAACTGCCGATTTCGTGGTAATCGCCCGAGTGATCCCGTGGTAGAGCAGCTATTTCAACACATTGGCCTCTTAAAGCACCTTGGTGTCAAGTCTCGTCTCACAATTTCCCACCGCAGAGTGAAAGACTGGACCTACCACGCGGGAACCCGCGTTGACCTCACCAGTCTATCCTCTCTACAGGCGCGGCTTAACGATCGCTTGGGCGAGGATTTGGCTTTTGATCTGCTTGGAGCAATGCAAGAAGCGATTACCAACGCTGTTCACCATGCATACATTCAGGTACGGCCTGATGGCATAAAATGCAGCAACCAGGGCTGGTGGGTCTTTGCCGAGCAAACTGAACAAGGCCGGGTATACCTTTCCGTATGTGATCTCGGTGTAGGCATCCGAAAAACACTCCCCCTGCGCAGCCCGTGGCCGCTTACCGCTATTGATGCAATACTCTCGAAGCTAGGGAAAACCACGGATTTGGACGCAAAATACATCAAGGCTGCCTTGGAGCTCGGTGCCACCCGAACCGGGCAGGGAAACCGAGGGAAAGGTCTTGATGAAATGCTAGAATTGGTCAAATCAGCACGATCAGGCATGTTACGTATTTTTAGTGACAGAGGAATGTATACGTTCAGCGGAGAGTCAGGAGTTGAGAAAATTCTTGATTATCGTCACTCAATCATGGGAACCCTCATTCAATGGTCCTTTGATGTGAAAACGATCGGTGCCAGAGAATCTAAAGATGATAAAAATGATTGATATCGCAAAGGATTTTTCACCATTTGCAGCAGGACGTTACCGCACTGACGGGCCATGGTCAGGTGAAAAATTTCGCGAAGAGGTTTTACTCCCTGCGCTCAAGCAGCCCAACATTGTTGTACAGGTAAAACTAGACGGCACTTTGGGGCTGGGGTCGTCATTTCTTGAAGAAGCATTTGGCGGCTTGGTACGGGCAGGATACCGTTTGGAAGAGTTAAAAACACGACTTATAGTCCAAGGCCGTAAACCATCGTATGTAAACAGGACATGGGACTACATACGTGACGCAGCGATAAAGGCATCTATCTGAAAATGGCTGAGAAATCCTTTATTGATTTTTTGCAGCCCTTCATAACGCCGACCATAATAATTATAGGATGGATTTTCGTGTCGCGTGACAATGACCGTCGCGAAACACGAAAAGAGTTACGAGCAATAATCAATGAAATAAACAAAAAAATTGACGAGTTAGTCAGCCATTCCAATACCTACCTTACAGAAATAGACAACAAAAAATCTGAGGGCGAAGCACAAAAAAAGGAAATTTTAATAAAACAATTAATTGATCGCCTTGATCTAAGCCTTCAAATTATTCAGGAGATGGATATCACATACAAAGGTATCAATAAATCATTTGAGGACTTAACCGACACAATCACCGGGAATAAGAAATTTGAATCAAGAAGCTTCGCGGGAATACTAACCACAAACGACCCTCAAATTCTTTCAATATTCTTAGCCGCCAAGAAACTAAATGAAGAATTAGAACTAACTTTTATTAACACCCAAATCAAAAAAAGATGTTCTTGGTATGATTAGGAGAGTGCGTAAGCGTTCCCGAGCGCACCATTGACGTTCAGTTCTGTGGCACCCAGAGATGCGGCAGCTGCTCACCTATCCGGCTGTTGGGCTGCGTCGGCAAGCGCATGAGCACGTCCTTCATTCAGATAGGCATACAGGTTAAGTCATCTTGTTGAGCTACCTAGATTTTTCCAGGTTGCTTAACTAAGCCAAATATATAGAATAATTGCTATTCTCTATATTGGGAAGTGAACCTCACCCAGGCCTACAGTTCTACCAGCAGCCTGCTCAAGATGATCTTCCCATAGACGTGTGACGGACCTATGCTCGCCCACCGGACACCGCACGCTTTAACGCCTCATTCATTCGCGTCTGCCAGCCAGGGCCGCCGGCCTTGAAGGCGTCGATAACATCCTTGTCATAGCGAATCGTCACAGCCACCTTCGGCGTCCCTAGACGCGGGCGGCCAAGCCGCTTCATGCCCGCAATGTCAGTGGCACTAAGCTCATGCGTATCTGGGTCCTCAGCGATCCCGCGATTGATCGCTGCATCTTCGTCCGGCGTGGGCGAAATGTGCCCTGTCTTAAGCTTCGGCATAACGTTTTTCCTCCCTGCTGTTCGCTTTCCGCAAACTGATGATGCGGCGCGTGCCGTTGCGGTCCACATAGACCACAACATACAGACGCAGGCCTATGTAGCCAATCGCCACCATCCGGGGCTCACCGTAATCGCGGCGATCATCCGGACCTGCCAGAGCGTCTTCCCATTCGAAATCCACCGCTAGACCAAGAGAGGCACCGTGCTTGCGTTGATTGCTCTCATCTTTGGCCGGGTCAAATGTGATTTCCATATATTTATTGTAGTTACAGAAAATAGATTCCGCAAGGTTTTTGTAGCTACAACAATGTACAGACAGCTGACAGCGGCGCCCCCAGGCTCACATGCTCCAACCTGAAGTAGGCTCGTCCACCCGTTGCAAGATGGGCAAAAACTTCTTTGCTTTTTAGTGTTCCTACGCGTCTACCTGATACATAAGCGATGACGCCATTCCCCTCCAGCACAAGCTGCCCACCATTGCAGGCATCAGCGTAGCAACTCCCGCCTGCACCTCCATCTATCGGCTGAAACAAGGCGATAACGGGAAACATCTGGCACCACTTCCCTTAACTAACAGCCACCAAAACCGCCACGACCAACACCACGACAACAACTACTACGCCAATTTGCCCCCAGACCGCATTCTCTCGCTCTTGTTCCGCAACAGCGGCTAAAACACGTTCCGTTTCCTCCATGGTCGCTGCTGCCAACGCCTGAACCTCTTCTGCATAGAGCACCGAAAACGGTTCACGATCCGATTCTGGCAGCGTCGAAATAAACGCGTCTACCTCATCCTGAGCATCAATGCCAGCACGGTGCGCATTGCCACCCGCCGTGGCAGAAAACCTTACTTGGCTTGAAAACCATTCGGCCTTCTCTCTCGCAATCGGCCTAAGCCTCTGTTTTTGCTCAATATTCATAAAAACCCGTATGCTTCCAATGCTACCAGTCACAATTTTTTCGGATATTTTGCAAAGCCGGTTCAATTCCTGTGATGTCAAACTCGACAGTCACAGGGTTCTCATTGTATGGAACCAGGCTGGCAACAAACGATGTTTCCTCCACCATCTGTTTTAAAACAGAGACAGGGGAGCCCGGAAAGAATGTTGACTGATTATCAGTTGATAACGACCATGCTTGGCGAACTGCTGCATTTTTGCCAACCCGGTAGGTGACTTGTGTGGAATCCATGCCAAGGTAGTCGTGCCAATTGATATACATCTCCGTCCGATTATTCGCACAACGGACCACCATCGAAATTTTGTCCCCCCTTCTACTTCTGCCCGTCTGTGCGTCGATCACCGCAAAATACACCGCCGTATCGTCTAATGGGTTGATTTTCTCAGAGACGATCCAGTCCCCCATGCCTTGCCTTGCATCAGGTTTTACAGCGGGTGCCAGATCAAATTTGACGGCCAGCGCGTCAAAGCAAGCAAGCCGAGATACCGAATTTTGAATAATTACACACTCAGCATAACTCTTGCCCGGAACCGATTTTTCATCAATAGTTTTCGCGGCAGGAACTTGGCTTTCCTGTGTGACGACCGCTTCTGGCGCAGGGCTGTCCTGCTTCTCAGCAACCTTTCCTTGTCCGGCTTTTTCTTCTCCGCACCCAGCCAAAATCACCGCAGCCACAACAGAGGCAATCGCTATCGTCTTCATCTCAGATTCCACTTATGTTTTGAGTGTCTGAATAGTACTGGGTATGTCATCTTGTTTCTACCAAGCCAAACCAGTCTGTCTAGACCTGTTTGTACCACCTCTCGCCCCTTGCGCACCTCCATCTAGCCTGATCAGGTAGTCGCCTACGCTACGCAGGCTTTGCTGCCCTGCGCAGAGCTGATGCATCTTTACGCACAAAATAATTACCCGTAGGTATTGACCGATATGCTTACCCATAGGTAATATTCATTCAACGCAGCGAAACGCCGCGCCCCCGGCTAGCCGGGATGCTCTTTAAAAATCCGATTTGCCGATGTTGCTCACCCTACCCGTGGGGTGTTCGTCCGGCTCAATAGCACCTGCAGGCATGGCTGCAGCTCTGCGCGGAATCCCTTCCGTATCCAGTCCGCCAAAGCGCGGTACACGGTCAATCAGGGTGAGGCGTAGACGGCCAAGAAAAGCAACGGTCATGCCAGTTGGAATCCTGGCACAGCCTGCGCCCCCACATGATGTTCTGTGTGGGGTGCAGGCGTTATCCCAGGCAGCATTCAACCGAGTGCTGCGCGGGATAAAGGAGATAGCTATGGAACACAACGCACACGTCAAAATGGCCGTGGCGCATCGACTGCACAGCACGGCCGACTACGCCGCCTACAACTATGGCGCCCGCAGCAAGATCGCCAAGGCCTGCGCGGCTGGCGATGCTCGCGGCTTTATGGCCAACACCGATTTCGTCACGCAAGACATCGACATCAAGCTGGCAAACCTGCAAGACTTCATCGCGCTTCGATTGCCGCGTGCAGCGTGGGAGGCCTGAGCCATGGAAACCACACTCATCGAACGTATCGCCATTGACAAACAGTTCCAGGGCGCATGCCAACGCTACGCACACGGAAATGGATCGAGCCACGCAATTGCTGCTGCCGCCATGCAAGCCGTCGCGGCTCCTGACCTGCTTGCCGCTTTGGTCGAAATGGTCTCCCGGGCCGAGCGGGACGACCATAGCCACACGCTCGCCCCGATGCGTGCCGCGATCGCTAAAACAACGGGAGAATGAAATGCCTGGATTCTGCGTTTTCGGGATGACTGAACCGCTGGCAAAACGCTTGGCAGCCAGCAAAGCCCCCCCAAGGCAATGCTTGAAGCAAAGGCGTCAGACGCAGAAATAGACGCCTGGCGCCAGGCTCAGGTTGAGGAAATCCTGAAAAGCGGCAAGGCCCGCATGGTGTCGAACGAGTTTGACGCACCTCAGTTCTGCCGCGACTGGATAGACCTGGCCCAGCGAACGGTCGGGTGCAGCCGTTTGCGAATCATGGTGCGGGACATCAAAAAGGATAGCAAGGGCGCCACGGTATTGCACAAGCGCACAAAGCGCCCACTACTTGCCTGGCGCCCTTTATGAACCCCTCCGCCCTGCTCACGCAGGGCCATCAAGCCCGGCCCCTGACGGCTGCGGGTTAGTGCCGCAGTATCACTCATGGTTACGCACTGCATTGAAGACCGCTGCTTTATGCGAACGACCAGGAGCCGGACTTGATGACAGCAAAACATTTTTCACCTTGATAAAGGAAGCTTATGCCTACCCCCTCCGATGTCCAAAAAACCACTCCTATTCCGTTCGTGGATAGCGCCGACAAAATCCACGTGGTCCGCGTCAACGACGCTTCCGTGGCCCTGGTCTTTCAACGCGACGTCGCTGACCAAGTTGATAACGGCTTTGCACTGAAAAGAAAAAATATCGCTTCCATCATCGTGCCGATTGCAGCCATGGAACGTGCGCTGGAAATACTGAAAGCACCACCAGCGGATGCTGCTGCCAACACCGATACCGACAGCCAGGACGCGAAAGCAGCCTGATCGCTGGGATCGCATCCGGCGCACCAGCCATACACCCAAGAGAGCAGGCCGAAACCCAGTAATCCCGCTGGCAGTGCCGAGGTTCCGGTGCGGAGGCCAGGTAGTAACGACTGGAACGCGCTGGACGGATGGCCCACGAAACGGGCATCCCTCAACAGTCACTAGGAACCTGAATGCGCAATCTGAACGAGGATGCGCCGCCTAAGCGCGCCTTCTTGAAATACCTCGGCGGGAAATGGGCCATAGCGCCCTGGGTTATCGCCCACCTGCCTCCCCATCGTGTCTATGTCGAACCCTTCGGCGGCGGCGCTGGTGTGCTTCTGCGCAAGCCTCGCAGCCGGATCGAGGTTTACAACGACCTGGACGAAGAAATCGTCGGCATGTTTCGTGTGGTCCAAAACCCGCAGCACTGCCAGAAACTCATGCGCGTGTTGAACCGAACACCCTACTCACGCCGTGAATTTGAACTGGCTTTCACGCACAGCGATGATCCGATTGTCCGTGCCCAGCGGGCGATTGTGCGGGCCTACCAAGGCTTCCATCATGGCTCCATGTTTGATCCGAAGAAGCGGACCTTTGCCAATGCCAAGCACCGCGGCAAACCGTCCTCTCCTGCCAGCGGCTGGGCCAACTACCCACGCAGCCTGGTTTCGATTTCTCGGCGCCTGCATGGTGTCATCATCGAATGCCAACCAGCGGCAAAGGTCATCAGCGCACAGGATGAACCCGACACCCTGTTTTTCGTTGACCCGCCCTACCTGCCATCCACGCGGACGGCAGTTGGGTATAGGCACGAAATGTCAGAAGCCGATCACCGGGCATTACTGGACCAGTTGCTGAACGTTCAGGGCATGGTGGTCATCGCTGGCTATCCCTCCGAACTGTACGACAGCACCCTGCGGGGATGGAAACGTGTCGAGCGCCCCCATCATGCAGCAGGAAGCAAGCGGCTGCGAACAGAAGTGCTCTGGATATCACCCAACGCTGCTGATGCCGCGCAATACCCCCTCGCTGCCTAACTGCAGACACCTGCTGCCGTAGCGCAGCTGCCGGGACGAGAGTAACCCGGCACCCTTTTCAGACCCGTAGCCTGGGCGGCTCCACGTGGAGAGAACCAGGTTGTGTAGGCCGGTAGAGCACAGCGACTACCCATCACCGGCAGCCAGGGCGCCTCGGTCGTCCTTACCTAAGGTTCCGTCACCTCACTGACGGAGCGTGACCTGGCCGACGCCCCCACGATACGGGGTTTCTCAATCTCGGGCCTCCTGGCCGCAGCACTTCCCTATATCCCCCCCCTAGCCCGCAAGCAAACATGACCGGCGTCAATCGGTCAGGGGAAGTGCTGCGACCCGGATGCCCTCTTCTATCGAGGTCAATATGGAACACCACCACATCAACTGGAAACTGATTTACGCCGAAGCCGAAAAGCAAGTACCTTTTCGACAAAAGCTGATTGACGTGATCTGCTGCTTGATATGCCTGCCTGGACTCATCATTGTGATGCCATGGTTGGCACAGTTACTCATCGAAACCAGCACAAGGTAATACGTGATTGACCAGATCAAATGCATAGCAGCCAAAAGGATGGGGACATCTCTGGGGATCGCCAAGTGACACTGCAACACTAGCAGGAAATCATATGGATGAAATACGTTACGTTAAACTCGTACCAGACACTAATCCGGCGTTCCATACAACTCCTCACCAGACGGCGGTTTAGCATATCCAGACATCGCCTTTTCACACTCAACGCATCCAGCCTCAATATATTTTTTTTCAAAATCCAATTTGACAACAAATTTCCTTACCTGATTTTCTGCACCCTCTACAGCAGGCATACGAAATTCTGCTTTCATATCAATCTTCAATTGATCAATACGCGCTAGGCCTGAGGCAATACGGTGGGCAGCTCGATTTGGAAGAGCGACCAGTCTAGCCAAATCCTCGCTAGTAACACCAGCATCAAGAGCATCTACATGATCGAGCAATGAATCTCGAGCATGCATTAGGATTGAATCAGTTGATAATTCACAATCAACGACGATACTATTAACTTCTTCAATATACCGCCTCAATCTCAGGGCTATGCGCGCGGCATGTAGGCTAGCGATATCTATTTGCTCTTGGCGGCGAACTCTCAATTGCTGCCGAGACAAATAGAGAGATACTGCAACAGCACCGACCGTACCAAAAGCCGTCATCACATCGAGCAGTTTGACGTCGGCAATAGATCCTGAGCGACTCCCCCATAGCCAGCCAAACGCAAATCCCGCGATTAGGCATGCCAAAGCAATTGACACCCACCACCCAATAATTGGCCAGTCGCCGTACTGATTCATTCTAATCTTGCTCAATGCTGCCTCCCTGTGCATATGCGAGCAAATCATACCCGCCACGAGCGGGTTTTTATACGCCCATCCATCCCGGAGCCAGACCTATGTGGTTCAAGAACCTGAAAATCTACCGCCTGAATGCCGCCTGGAATCCACGCATTGATGAATTGGATGACGCATTGGCGTCTGTCGCCTTCCATCCCGGCAATCACTCGCAACCACAAACCCTGGGCTGGGCCCCTGTGCGGGTGAACGGGCGGCTAGCACATGCAATTGGCGATCAGCTTTTGCTGCGGCTGCGAGCTGAGAAGAAACTGCTGCCGTCTACCGTCGTCAACCAGGCGGCGAAGGAACGCGCTGCCGACTTCGAAGCACAGCAAGGCTACAAGCCGGGCCGCAAGCAGATGAAGGAACTGAAGGAGCGCATTTACGATGAGCTGCTGCCGCGCGCCTTCAGCATCAGCCGCGATACGCTGATCTGGATCGACCTCAAGAACCGTTGGCTGGTCATCGACGCAGCAGCGTCTGCCAAGGCAGATGAAGCGCTGGGTCTCCTTGCCAAGACGCTGTCGCCCTTCCCTGCCGAACCCTTGTATGTTGAGCAATCACCCGGCGCCGCCATGACTCACTGGCAGGCTGAGGACGAATCTCCTGCAGGCTTCACCATCGACCAGGACACCGAGTTGCGTGCGGCTGGCGACGGCAAAGCCGCGGTGCGCTACGTCAAGCACACACCAGAAAACGAAGAACTGCGCCGTCATATCGCCAGCGGCAAGCAATGCACTCGCTTGGCCCTCACCTGGGAAGACCGGATCTCCTTTGTCCTGACGGATTCGCTCGATATCAAACGCGTAGCCCCTCTGGATCTGCTGACCGAAAACAGCGAGGCATCAGGACTGGCGGAAGACGAACGCTTCAATTCCGACATGGCGCTCATGACAGGCGAGTACGCAAAACTGTTTGATGCCCTTCTCGCTGCGCTGGGTGGGGAAAAGCAAGCATGAATCGCGCAATGAGACGCCAGGCGGCATCAAGCCGTTCACGGCCTGGCCGACGCATTCCCCGTCTTGTGGATGCGCCAATGATCGTGAAGTCATCCAAGATCATCAGCCCGCTTGTGGCCATCCTGGACCAGCTGGAACTGCACGACACGGTAGATGTTGAAGGTGATACCCCGGTATTTCGTGATGCCAGTGATGAATGCTGGTACGAAATGTCACCGGCGCTGCAGGGGGTGATTGAGTTTTTCGAAGAGGTAGGCCATCGCCATGGCATTGCCATGGATCTGTCTGCACTCGATACGCTGCGGCAAAACCTGGTAGATGGCGAAACCATTCTGCTCTCACAGATCCACCAGGTGAGAAACCTTCTCCCCAAGCTGCAGGTGATAGCAAACCGCCTCAGCCAGGCAGAAGCGTTGGAAATCCTGGACGGCATCCGTCAGCGATCTATTCCCATTCGACCACAGCCCACCCAACAGGCAACCACGTCATGACCTACGACCAAATTCAAGTTCTCAGCGATGCCGATATTGACAGGCTCGCCCAACGCGTTAGCGCAAGCGATCCCCGCATTGCGGCTCGACAGTATGCGCGCCTTGTCATCGAAGAAACTGTTCTGCATCTACGCGGCAGACTCCCTGTATCTCCTCTTGATCCAATCATGGTCCAGGCCCGCGAAGAGGCGTTCAACATCGTCGGCTCCAGCCTGCAACTGCGAACAGCGTTCGAGTCCGGCGCCCGCTGGCTGTTGGACTCCGGCCTTGTGACCGAAAAGGAATAAGCATGGCAAAGAACACGAAAGATGTGTACGGCGCCGCCGGCACGACCAGCCTACTGACGTTCGATCCTGATCATCTTGTGCTGGTGACAGATCCGCAATCGCCACTCTACGACGAACGCGTGCATCTGCCCGTCGATGAATCACTGGCTCGAAATATTGACTATCAGGGTGTGCTGGAGCCGGTGGCGGTCATGAAGAACCCGGAGACGGGAGCAACCGAAGTGGTTTACGGTCGCCAGCGTGTCAAAGCAGCTCGGCAGGCAAACCAGTGGCGCCGAGATCGAGGTGTAGCGCCGCTGATGGTGCCAGGCATCATTTACAAGGGAAAGCGGCAGGATGCCCTGGACGCCATCGCCAGCGAGAATGAAGTTCGCCAAGCTGACTCACCGCTTGGACGTGCCGAGAAAATGCGGCGACACCAGGCTCGCGGATATGGCGACGATCAGATTGCAGTCATTTATGGGTGTTCCGTAGCGACTGTGCGCGCCACGATTGCGCTATTGGAAAGCCCCGAGGTTGTGCGCCAAGCCGTAGAAGCCGGGCAAATCACCGTGACCCACGCCCGGCAGCTTGCCAGCCTTCCCCCAAAAGAACAACGTATCAAGGTCGATAAACTTATCCAGGCAGGCACTGGCGTGCGCCCCCACGAACGCAGCCGGAAACAACGGGAAGTAATGGCCAGCGACAAGCCTCGCATGCGGTCCCGCAAAGAAATCACCGCAGAACTTGAAAAGCGTGATGGCGAGTTTGCAGACGCCTTGCGCTGGGTTCTCGGCATAGACGGCACGGAGGCAGCATGAGTGTTTTGGACTGGGCACAACATGAAGCCGACGAGGCTGATACACAGCGCTGGTCTGATGAAGCTGCCGCCCTATCGGGAGAATCCAATGGCTGACCTGTTCTACCTGCAAGACAGCCGCAACTACGTCGGCAACGACATGCTGTTCTGGTGCCCGGCTGGGGCCGGATACACCACCGACCTTCGCAAAGCGGCGACCTACACCCGAGAGGAGGCGCAAGCTAAACACAACAGCCGTAACACTGACATCCCCTGGCCCAAGGACTACATCGACGCCAGGACTCGCCCGGCTTGCGACATGCAGTATGTCAAGAGGGACGAGGCGCTGGCAGATACGGGCATCACGCTTACACCAGAGATCGCAGAGTGAGATCCGCGTGCCCGATTCCACAGGAACGACATTTCTCTTTCGGAAAGCCTATCTTGTAGCAGCAAGTGTCTGCAAGACGGCCAATCGACTACAGATTGACAACACCAAGCGTTGGAGACGCGGCGACGCTATGCATGCGCGAGCGACGGGATTTTGCGATATGGATGACGATACTATTTTCTAAAAATCATTGACATTAACACTTGGCGACTCAGCCCAGAGCAATCATCAATGATTTACAGTTTTCTATTGAATCGCGAGCCTGACTTGATGCCAAACTCAACAAATCATCTCGATCCTTATCATTATCGAGAGCTGCCGTCCAAGTTCGATAGAGTTTCTCACAAGAGCAGATAAGAACGATCAAATATCGCGTTCGATCATATGTGCCAAGCGTAAGCGTATCAACTGACCTGAGAGCATCTACCAAATACCTAAGGTCATCAATGCTTGTGCTAAGACGAAGGTCTAGCAGAACATCCCCGTCAATCAAGTTAGGACCATCAATGGCATACGGTATGGGCGTCATGACCGATTGAAGCCTTTCTACTATTGCCTTCAGCGACTCTAATCTCTGTCGCCTGAGCGCTGCGTCATTTTGCACTTGCTGAGCCCATCTTTTACTTTGAGAGTCCTCGCTCCTGATATGCATCTCGGCAGCCCGATCAATCTGAAAATATGACAAGTAAACTGCAACAGCAACTGCAAGAATTGACCCAATCGCCTGCACCCAGGCTGCCATCTCCGATGAATTTCCTGGCGGCTTCCACAAAAACAGCATAGACAATCCAACAAGAAGGATTGTGAACACGCATACAGCAAAACACTCCCATCCTTTTTCTTTCATGACACCGCCTCCCTATTTGGCTTGGCGGAATCATACCTTCCCCCCCTACATCTAGGAGCCGTCAAGCGTTTCGCTTGAGCGGGTAAATCATGCTCACCCCTCAATTCTTGCTACCGGTTCATAACGAGCTGGTGGTGGATCTGTTCGCCGGTGGCGGCGGCGCATCCACCGGCATCGAGCAGGCCATCGGCCGCCCGGTGGATATTTCCGTCAACCACGCTCCCGAAGCCGTTGCACTGCACACGGTCAATCACCCGCAGACGCAGCACTACACTAGTGACGTTTTCGAGATCAATCCACTGGTCGCAACTCGCGGCATGCCGGTAGGCCTGCTGTGGGCCAGCCCGGACTGCAAACACTTCAGTAAGGCCAAGGGCGGCAAGCCGGTGTCCAAGCGGATCCGCGGACTGGCCTGGGTTGTCGTGAAGTGGGCCAAGGCCGTGCGGCCGCGCGTGATCATTCTTGAGAACGTCGAGGAATTCCAGACCTGGGGGCCTTTGAGTGACGATGGCATGCCCTGCCAAAAGCGCAAAGGCGAGACCTTCGAAATGTGGCAGGCCCAGCTGCGGGAACTAGGCTATCGCATCGAACACCGCGAGCTGCGAGCCTGCGATTACGGTACGCCCACGATCCGCAAGCGCTTCTTTATGGTTGCGCGTCGTGACGGTTTGCCTATTACCTGGCCCTCACAAACCCATTTCCAGCGGCCAGCGAAGGGCCAAGCGGCCTGGCGCACGGCAGCAGAGATCATTGACTGGTCGATTCCCTGCCCGTCCATTTTTGAGCGCAGCCGCCCACTGGCTGATGCCACCTGCAGGCGTATTGCAAAGGGCATCATGCGGTATGTCGTGGATGCTGCAGATCCATTCATTGTCGGGCTTGCCCATGGTGATCACTCATCACGCAGTGGCAGACGGGAATATGGAATCCATGAACCACTTCGCACAATACACGCGGGTGGCGGGAACCACGCCCTTGTCATGCCAACGCTGGTCCAGACCGGCTACGGCGAACGACTCGGCCAGTCGCCACGCGTGCCAGGCTTGGACAAACCACTGGGCACAATCGTTGGCACACAGAAACACGCCCTGGTGGCTGCGTTCTTGGCAAAGCACTACACAGGCGTCGTCGGCAGCGATATGCGCGACCCAATCGGTACTGTCACCAGCGTGGACCATCACAGCCTTGTGACAAGCCATCTGGTGAAACTGCGCAATAACCAATTCGGCCAAGGCGTGGATGAACCCATGCCGACGCTGACCGCTGGCGGGGGCCACGTGGGCGAAGTGCGTGCTTTCTTGCTCAAGTACTACGGCACCGATCAGGATCCGCAGTTGGACGAGCCGCTGCACACCGTCACAACGAAACACCGATTTGGCCTTGTAACCGTTCACGGCGTCGATTACCAGATCGTCGATATTGGCCTTCGCATGCTCACACCACGCGAGCTTTACCGCGCACAGGGCTTTCCGGACAGCTACATCATCGACCGCACAGCGGACGGCAACCCCATCACGAAAACAGCCCAGGTGCGTATGTGCGGCAACAGTGTTTGCCCGCCGCTCGCTCAGGCCATTGTCGCGGCCAACTATCGCGAGCAACAAGACATGAGGAAATCAGCATGACGCCCCATCCAACACCCACCCAGGTTCCCCCGCAGGCTACGCCGCCACTCAATGTAATCGGCGCATCCTCCTTTTTGCGTGCTGTCGGCAACATTAACCGCTTGATTGTGCTCACCGCCCTTTCAGATGCCGAGGAAATGTCAGTGAGCCAGTTACTGCAGCACCTCAATTTGAGCCAGTCTGCGTTGTCGCAACACTTGGCGCTGCTGCGCGGGCACGGCCTGGTGGCATGCCGCCGCGACGGCCAAACGATCTACTACCGAATTTCAGACATGCGCGTATCTGAGCTGCTGTCGGCTCTGCGCGCCATGCAGGGAGCGGGGCAACTGAGCAAGGAGAACGGCAATGGCTGACCAACAAAACCAGACCCCAGGATGGACCGCTATCAACGCATTCGTAGATGAATACATCGACGGCTACGAGTTTCGCGGCGACCCCGGCGACCACACGCCAACCGAGTTTGAGCGCTTCCTGATTACTGACGCAATCGGCGGGCTTCTGTCTGAACCCGAGTTCCTGAAGCTGCTGGCTGGTGTCGCCCAGGGGCAGGATGCGGAGCCGGTGGCCGTTCTGCGTCGAGAGATCGGAGAATCGTCCTGGTTCGACCATTCACCTTTGCGTCCAGGTAGCGCAGAGCATCGAGAGGTGCAGACAAAGCCCGAATGGGATTATTGCCCGGTCTACGCCTACGCCCACCCGCCCAGCGCCCAGACTGAGTTCTCCGGGAATCCCGGATATCTGAGCGATGACGAAATCCTGCAGGTGTTCGCCGATGTTGTCGGCAACCAGGAGCCTGATGCACGGTTCATCGACGTTGACCGCGACCAGGCAATACGCATTGCTCATGAACTGCTGCGCCGAGGTGCCGCCCAGGCCCAGGCCCAGGCTGAACCTGTAAGCGGGGCTGATGGGTTGCCTTACTTCGCAGAGAAGATCATCGAAAAGCTGGCTCGTGCTGACGAGTGTTTCAGTGACGGTCAGGGTGCAGACATCGGCCGCCATTGGCTTGATATGTTGACTCAGCTTGGTTTGTTGAACCGAGTCCAGGTCAATCCGGCGATGTGGGAGATAACCGTGCAGGGTGAAGAAGTTCTGCACGGTCACTCCAATAGGCTTTAACGCTGCATGCCTTCGATCTCAGAAACAGGGAATCCGAGTGTTTCCGCGTAGTCCAACAAAGACTTCACCACTTGCCGATCCGCTTTTTGCTCGCGCGACAACACCCACAGATACTTGAGATCTGGCGTGCCGACTAACGAGTACTGATAGTCACCCTCAAGTTTGAGAATCCAGTAGTCCCCCCAGACCATCGGCAGCCAAGAAAGCCATTGCGGGGCAAAACGCACCTCTAGTTTTGCTGGGTTCAACGGTTTCACATCGCTAGCGAGCCTACCCTCGGCTGTTGCTGTTTTTGTGCTGCCATCAGCAGTTCGGCATGTGTTGGTCACGCCGATCGTCGTGTCCGACTCGATCGTGTACTCAGCCTTAACGTCGCCCACGCAGGCCTTCTGAAACCAGTTTGGCAGGCGTGCTTGCTCGTACCAGACCCCTGAGTACTTATCAAGTTCAACGCCTTGCTGTGTAGGCATCTCTGCCGCCGGAGAGGCACAGCCTCCCACAAACAATGCAGCAAGGAATGCAGAAGCACCTTTCTTCACGCTTATCTCCAGATATTGACTGCGAATGTAACCCCTTATAGCACTCTACAAACGACCAAGTCATCGAAAAGAACGCTTCACGAAAAGATACTGGCGGCTGCCTAGCATGCCGCCTCAAGCAACACGGAGACATACATTGAAATTGCCGTATCGGCTGTTGCGCATCGCGGCGCAGCAGCGACAGAAGCGTGCGCCAGATAGCCCGCCCTGCCCTGCGGCGAGGCGGCGGAACGTGATCGAAACGACACGCCAGCACTGGAACCTGCCCCGGCCCTGAGCCGGGGTTTTTGATGGAGAGGAAATGGACGAAGGAACCTTCCTGACCGAGAAGGAGGTCGCCGAGCTGACCGGTATCAAGACCGGGAGAAACGAGCGCGGCGTCACAATCCGCCGCGAGCAACTTCAGGTGGCGCAGCTACGTCTGATGGGAATACCGTTCCATGAGAATGCTCGCGGTCGACCGATGATATTCCGCGCAGTAGCCCTGGGCCTTGTGCCCGCATCTGCGGCAAAACCAAAAGCGTGGTCGCCGCGCGCCATTCGATAAAGCAAGGCCATGGGACGCAAGCCAACCAAAAACCTCAACCTCCCGCCCCGCATGCGTGCCAGGGCGCAGCGCAGCGGCCGCGTCTTTTATTACTACGACGCCGGCGGAAAGCCGCGCAAGGAAATCCCGCTGGGGCCGGATATGGTCGCGGCAATCAGGCAGTGGGCTGAGCTTGAAGGCGAACGCCCCACTGGCATACAACTTGCACCGACATTCCTTGAGGCTGCACAGGCCTATATCAAGGAAGTCTTGCCAACGAAGTCACCACGCACTCAAAGCGACAATCTGGAAGAGCTGTCATGCCTGCGCGAGTACTTCGGCAATCCCCCGGCCCCGCTGGACCAGATCCGACCGCAGCATATCGCGCTCTACAAAACATGGCGCAGTCAAAAATCCCGCGAATGGTATGCCAGCAAGGGCCGGCAGGCGCCGCCCAATGCCGGCCATGTTCGCGCAAACCGTGATCTTGCGCTGTTCAGCCATATTTTCAACCACGCTAGGGCAACGGGGCTGACCGACGCGCCGAATCCCTGTCTTGGCGTTCCAAAAAACACCGAGTCGGGCCGTGACATCTATGTGCAAGATAAAGCGTTTGATTTGGTTTACAAGCATGCACGGCAGCCACTGCGCGATGCTATGGACATGCTCTACTTAACCGGGCAGCGCCCGCAGGACATCATCAAAATGACGGATCAGCACATCCGTGATGGTGCTATCGACGTCCAACAAGGCAAAACTGGCAAGAAGCTGCGACTGATGATCGTCGGAGAACTCGCCACACTGATCGACCGCATCCAAGCGAGGCGCGCTCAGCATCCGATTACCCCGCCCTGCCTAATCGTAACTGAATCGGGCCAGTCACTCACGCTGCGCAACCTGCAGAAAATGTTCAAGGATGCCCGCAATGCAGCCGGCCTAGCAGCCGACGACAGCTTCCAGCTGCGTGACCTGCGCGCCAAGGCGGCAACGGACACGGCAGATGCGTCTGGAGATATTCGCCAGGCGCAGCGCCAACTCGGCCACTCATCGCTGCAAATGACTGAGCATTATGTGCGCAATAGACTGGGCGACAAGGTCAAGCCAACCCGCTAA